TACACCTCCATAACATGATCCACATAAACCATCTCCAAAAGAATCAAACATAGTAAATTCTATAACAGTTCCATTTGGAATACAAACTTCAGTTACCACTGGAATACCCACTTGAGTGAACGGAGGTGAAGTTGCTAATATAGTTCCTGTTGTGTCTGCTATTTCCCAGGAAGTTTCTCCTGGATATGTATCTGGTATTACAGTTACTACTATATTAGATTCTCCTACCGTACAATTCGCTGGAGGCATTTGACAGCTACCATCATCTACGTTTGCCCATGGATTATAGTTTAAAGCAGCAGGATCCATACATCCTGGTATACATTCTATAGTTGTTACAACTAAGGTATCTGTTAAACTTGAATCAGCTAACATACCTAAGAAATAATATGTAGTATTATTTTGAGAATTACTAAATATTACACCTGTATTTGACCAGTTTGTAGGATAAGGATACCAAACATTTCCTAATGTGTTTGGATCTGTTGTTCTAGTATAATACGCCATTCTGCAACTAGGATTTGGCATATTTGTCCATTTATAGTGAACTCTATTTTGAGCTCCTTGACAATAATTTAAAACATAAAATGTATCTAAACCTGTACAAGGTGGATATATACAGCTGCCATCATCCCAACCTGCTAGTGAATCATAATTTAAAGCTAAAGGATCAGTACATGCTCCATAAGGAGGAGGACAAGGCATTATATTTACAGTTGTATCTCTTAAAAAGAAATTAAGTCCTTGTAACTGCCAGTCTATCATTAATCCCTGACAAGTATTCTGCATCTTAAACCAAGATGGTAAATTAGATGTCCATCCATCACCATAGTTATCTGTTAATGATACTGTATAATTACCAGATTGTAATTGTATAGTCGTATCTAAATATTCATAAGATACTGTTGGTTGATGATAAAAAACTTGTTGTCCAGAGCTGTCATTAACCATAAAGAAATTAGATTCCTGAACTCCATAGAAATCATATTGTACTTTAAAGTTTACCCAGGTATTTTGACTAAAGGCTACATTAAAAAATGCACTTATTGCTACTAAAAAGACAGCAATATATATTGCTATCCAAGGGTATAATATATCAGGTATTCTTTTCATATTAAAAATCGCTCATTATAATTTCATCAACAACTCCTTGTATTTCTTCTTTAGTTGCTAATAGTTTAAAACTAAGATCAGCTTGAAATCTTTTTACTTCGTCCCCATTAAAAACTATAATAGTAGGAACTATAACTATATTATATTTCTTTTGCCAATCTCCTTCATCTATACTTATTTTTTTAATCCCACAATCAGTAAGATCATTTAGATAATCTACACCATTTGCTGAATTCCAGCTTGCATTAAATTCTACAACACACACATCTTTTTTACAAGGACTTTGACCAAAAGCCATTCCTCCAAATAATACTAAACTAAGTATTAGTAGATATATACAAAAAATTCTCCAAGTTTCTTTCATCTTAAATCATCTATTTTATCTTCCATTCTGATCATTCTTTCTTCTAGTTTTTTAACATCATCTCTAGTTTCTATAATAGTATTTCGGATATTTTCATCTTTCATATTAAATTCCATTCTGGAAATATCTGGTTTGGGAAGCTCTTTTGCTTCCGCTATATCTGCTTGTAAAGCAAACCACATTCCTATTATAGTTGCCATAGCAAAACCTACAGCGATCATTGTTTTTATACTGACCGTAAAACCAGTCTCTTCATTTAATTCTTTTGCCATTATATTTCAAATCCTAAGTTAAACAACATCATTCTAAATTTAGCACATTTCTTTTCTGAACATGCGCAATATTTCATTTCTAATATGGTAAGTTTTCCTAATCTAATTTCCATATTATACTTTTCCTTTTTATTACCTTCTTTCCAACTATTTATCCAATTCATAATTTTATCTTTTTCCACCATGATATTCTACAGCATGGCCTTCCTTAATTAATAATTCATTTATACTAATCATTGTTAAACATTCTTTTCCATCTAATACATCTATACTTAATTCTCCTAAACATCTTCCGTATTTTCCAACTCCATGTGAAACTAATCGTATTGTATTTGTTCCTTCTAGCAACTGTTTAACCCTATCTTTGGCAGCTAAACCCCTAGCTTTTTCTTCTAAGTCTCTGGTCCGAGACTCAGGGGTATTAACCCCTAAGAATCGAATCCTTTTCTTTACCGAAACATCAAATCCTAAATCAATTTGTGCGTCTATTGTATCTCCATCAATAACTCTTAGTAATTTAATATTATAGGTATACATAGTATTATTCTTTATTTAATAATCCAAATAATACTACTAATGTTATAAGTCCTATAACACCATTACTTCCTAACATGTTTATCAGATCCATTATGTTCGAAATAACAGATAATCCCATCATAGGTCCACCAAATAAGATTTCTGCCATTATACCAAACGATAGCATAGTCATAAATAAACTTGTCATTTTACTTACAAAACTTGTTACTAAATTAAATACATTATCCATGTTTATTAGTTTTAATTAATACTTGTTTTAAAATATGATATAATTTACACCAAACTTAAAATCATACCACTCTCTATTCCAGTATTTATTATATTTTCCTTCTATAAAAGTACCTAAACTTTTACTTAATTTATACCCAAATATAAGTCCACCAGAATAATCATACCACTGATTCCCATCATTATAATTATGATAAGAAAAAGTGCCTCCATCATCGTAGTGCCAGGGCATTATATTTCCCCAACTATGAAGCCAAAAATCTTTTTTATAGTAATAATAATCAAATCCTATTACTAAAGATTGTTGCATTTTTCTCTCTAACTCATTTCTTTTTTTCTCTGTATAATCAGATAACATTTGAGGTATAACAACTTCTTCCCAAACTTCTGGATTTGTAGCAACTACTTTTCCATCAGGATCTGTATAAATAGAATTATACACATCTATATTATATCCTTCTTGTATAGCTAAATATGTATAGTGTATTCCACCATTATCTAATAACCACTCTTCTAAAGGATCATACCCATAAGGCTCAGATAATCTTTGTGCAGCACCTATATTAAATGATAATTTACCTATATTATATCTATATCTTTGCGAAGTTTCAAAATATTTAATATCTGCAAATCCATCTTGTAAATATTCTCCTTTTAATATCCAACTATCAGCTACATATCTAATAAAATGATGTTGGTCTAAATAGTCAACACCTTCTTGTCTTTTTATATCTGCTTCAAATAAAAACTCTAATCCACTTTTCTTACCGATATTAGCAGCATCAGACCATGATGTTTCTGTACCATCATAAAATGTGTTAGCTCTATTTTCATATCCAAATCTAGCAATCTTTCTAATACCAAATGCTAAATTATAATCAAACGGAGTTTGTACAATAGATGTTTCTAAACCATTAGTTACAGAAAAAACATCTACATCTGATATAGATGTACCACCACTTGCTGCCGCATAAAATGTAGAAAATTTAAATATTTTCTTTATTTCTTGTGAGCAGCATTTCTTTGGAACTGTGCAAGAAATAAAAATAATTAATAATATTAATAGTATTTTTTTCATAATTTAATTTTAACAATCCAGTCCTTCACATTCTCCCTCGTATTCACCTTCAGTTTCTCCCTCACCATTTTTTTCTTGAGCATTATGAACTAAAGTATTATTAGCAAAATAATTTCTTGGTTCGCCTTCTAACTCTAAATTATACTGTACTTCAAAAGTACCAATTGGTTTCATCTGTTTTATTTTAACAATCTCTAATTCTCCATTTTTATAATAATATACTAAATCTCCGATTTCAAACTTCTCTAGTCTCTTAAATTTATCATCTGAAATACTAAAGAATGGATGATTTAATGTAACATACAATTCTTCATTATTAGATAATATTAATAATACTGCTTCATCATTATAATCTCTATGAACTAGTAATTTATCTACGGTATTTTTAACAATCTTTTTTGTTTCTAGATTATAAGAATAAACAACATCTCCCTTTATTATACTTTCTATCATCTTTTCTCCTTTAGGAGTTCTTACTTTAGTTCCTTCTAAGAAACAACCACCAGTTTCTGGTTCGTCCCTATCGCGGCTACCAGGTTCAGATGGTTCATCTGTAGGATCTTCATATATATTACTACCAATAGATTTTTTTATTACAGGATTACTTAATTCTACAAAAGAAAGATCATCTTTATTTTCTTTTTGTATTTTTTCTATTTCTCTATCTGTTAATTCTGCTATTACATTTACATCTTTATTTAATAAAGGATTTTGAAAACTCGGATTATCTATTACTAGACTTTTATATACACTTTCCATTCCTGATTCTACTACAAATTTAGCATACTCTTTAAAACCTTTAATTTCATTTTTATTAGCTAATTGTGCTGTTTTTTCTAAAACAGATACTTGACTAATTTGATCTTTCCGAAAAGAAGGACTAGTAATAATCGCTCGTAATTCTTTTGAAACTTGAGGAACTCTTACATTTTGTCTATTATTCAGTGGAGTAGTTGTTAAATTAATTCCACCTATTGAAATTGATTGATGATATAAATTAGTAAATGTTCTACTAGAACCACCACTTTTAGGTTTTGTTGTCGGTGGTGTTGAAGTAACACCATCTTTACAAGGATCTATTTCGCATCCACATCTAGCTAATATAGAATTTAAATAATCAACTGCATCATCAGCATCGTCTGAACTAATACAACATCCAGTCTGAACTATAAAAGTTTTATCTTCACAACAACCTAAAGAATCACAAACAGTTACTGTATATAATCCTGAAGATAAACCATCAATATCTTGTGTAGTGTCTGAAAATGAATCAGGACCTATCCAATTATAAGTATAAGGAGGTAATCCTCCTAAAGGTGTATATAAATTAATAGAGCCATCATTACCAGATTGTTGAGTTAAACTTATATTTAATTGAGAATTAGTAGTACCATTAGAACTTGCATGTTCTAATACTGCAGTACCTGCATTATCAAAAGTAATACTTACAATATCCGAATTAGCAGTAACTGTAATATTAGATGTATTTAAATTTAATGCAATTTTTATTTGTGTAGCAATATCAGCAACAGTTGTTGCAGCACTAATATCAATCTCTATTTGAGTATATCCCGTAATAGCAGTAGGTGCTGTAGTAGATCCTGTAGCATCAAACCATACTTCGTAATACCCAAAACCTCCTGAACTATTAGGTATATCTATTAAAAATCTTTTTCCATCATAATCAGCTACAGTAGAAGAATCTACATCTATAGTAGCTGTTGCAGTTGTAGTACTATCTACAGTACCTTCTGAAGGACATGTAACAGAACCTGCTATAACTAAATTACATTCTGGTTCTTCTACTACAAATGTTTGTTCTGCTGTACAACCGCTCATATCTGTAATAGAAACTGTATAAGTTCCTGCTGGAATACCTGTTAAATTCTGTGTTGTTGCTCCTGTATTCCATATATAACTAAATGGAGGTGTTCCTCCTGACACAGATAAAGTTATTGAACCATCGCTTAATCCATACATACTTACATGAGATACAATTCCAGAAATTATTATAGTTGGAGGAGTACTTACAGCAAAAGTTATAGTATCTGTACATAATGTTGTATCATCTACTACAACCAAAGTATATGTATCTGGCGGTAAATTTGTAAAAGTATAAACACCTAATTGACCAGTAGTAGTACTAAAAGAATATCCTAAACTACCAGTTAGTGTATATTGAAAAGTAGAAATATTAGTTGTATTTACTGTAGCTTCATAGCCTCCTAAAGGATTATTCCCACCAAAACATTGAGGCGGTTTTACAACTCCTGATAATGAAATATCACATTGTTCACATCCTACAGTAAAAGTAAGCATTGTTGTACAACCATCTTCATCTTCTATTTCCCATTCATAGTTTCCTTGGCATAAATTAGGAAAAGTAATAGATCCTGTACTAGTATAATTTTGTAAATATGTACTATAACATGAAGGAGAAAAAACATTAGTTATATTATATGGTGATGTTCCTCCGCTTATAGTATAAGTACTTTCTCCTCCATTTAAATTTGTTGTACAACCAGGTAAAACAGAAGATACATTTGATGTTACTATATTAGTACTTGCACAAGGATCAGCAGGTTCAGTTATAGTAAAAAAATGATCACATGAACATCCTTCAACATCAAATATAGTATGTTTATAACTTCCAGGACCAAGATTTGTATAAGTAAAAGATGTTTGTGAACTAGAATTTAATTGTCCTGCACCTCCTTGACTACTCCAACTACCACTAATATCTATAAATAATTCATAAGTTAATGTAAATGTAGAGCTTACAGGATTAGGTATTGTAGCACCAAATTGATCTTCATAATGAAAAGGTAATGTTACTTGACCATCATTAGCACCAGCAACACTAATATTAGTAACAGCAGCAGCGTCACATACAGGATGTTGATTAGTACAGTCTACTACGCCACAAAGAGCTTGACAATCTGCTAATGCTGTTGGTCCTTGATATTGTCCTAAACCAAACTGATTAAGAACACAAGTTCCATTACTACAATCATAAGTATCTTCAGGAATGTTATATTCCTTTATCATAATAAACTGTGTCCAAACATTCTTAGGTAAAATAATAGTATTAGAACTTCCAGTACCCATTAACGGTTCTCCAGTAGTATCAACTCCCCACACATTAAGTCTTCTACTTGGAGCTGTACCATATTTATAATCACTAAGATTAGCACCATTTAAATCAAAACAACCATTTGTTTCTTCGTCTTCTGATACTTGAGTAGAAGAAGGATAAACTTTATGAATACCATTAGGATCTCCTATTGTATTAGCACCCACACTTCCTATACTTTGGACAACTTCTACTAACTCGTCTATAGCGGGTAAATACCAATGATAAGTTCCAACTCCATTTTCGAAATATGATTCTAATCCTGAGGCTGCCGAATGAAATGGAGAACTACTATAAATATAATAATTAGCATTGTATGTATTACAATTACTATATACCATAGGTCCACAACCCATAAGCTTTCTTGTTACATTATAAAAATCGCAATTAGGATCTGTATTAGAATAAGACGGAGTTATACCATAAGTAGCATTCCAATAATGAATCATACCTATAGTATTTCCTACACCATCTGTATGACTTTCTGAAGGATATGTAGTTCCATTATCTGGATTCGTAGTATTAGGAGCTTGATATATCGCATCACATCCCCATATTCTAGTCTGAATATTTCCATTAACCGCTGGAGTACCTGCAGCAATACTAGGAGTTGTATTAGCAGTACCTAATACATTTTGTATTATACTAGTATACATCACTTTAGCAACCTTTATATGTTGCGAATCCAAAGGATCTATCCAATAACAAAATCCATCAACCGATGGTATATAATCTCCTATATTTGGCATAATTAAACTATTTCATTAAGCATATCATTTAATGCTATTATCATTATTAAATCATTCATTAAAGTAGGACTACAATCTATTGTACCTATACTAACATTAGCCGACCATTGATTAGCCAACTGTAATATAGAACAAGGATTTGGAGTACTTGGATCTGTTGGATCAGAATTAGGATCAACTATTTCTGGAGTACATGGATACTGACAAGAACCATCATCTGCAGTAGCTAAAGGATTATAATTAAGAGCTGTAGGATCGGTACATCCTGAAATAGAAGGATTTGGCGGATAGATACAAGAACCGTCATCGCAACACGCATTTGGATCATAGTTGGTAGCTGCTGGATCCATACAACCCAACAAATCACAACATGATCCATCATCGACTGTAGCATTTGGATTATAATTACACGATAATGGATCAGTACACCCAAGAATAGCAATGGGATAAACACAACATTGAGTATCTCCATAACCACCAGAAAATGAATTATAAACTGAACCACCTATAACATTACCATCACAATCAGCAGTTGCATTAGGGTTATATGTTGCAACAGTTGCACTAGGATCAGTACAACCTCTAACCACACTTCCAGTATATATACAACTTCCATCATCAATTGTTGCATTTGGATCATAATTAGTGGCTGTTGGGTCTGTACAACCGTAAATAGCTTCACAATCTACACAATCACTATAAATACTAGCACTAGAAGAAGATAAATCATCAAAGGAACTTTGAGCTATATTATCCCAACCTTTATACATTAAACATTTAGGATTTCCATCTACTGTAATTTTAACTACCTCACCAGAAGCAGGAGAACCTACACTAACCCACCATTGATTTGAAAGCACTGCAGTATACGCCACAAGTCCTTGTTCTATTACATTAAATAAAGTTGATGGACCATCACACTCCATCCATTTATGATGTTTTGTTGTTATTGGAGGTGGTCTGTTAGTTGTACACCCTGTTGTAAGAGTACTAACACTATTAATCGCACTTACCCATGGAGTAAGATTTGGAAGTGATCCTGGAGTATAGGTTGCACTACCCATATATGTAAACTCTGCAGAACCATTAATTTGTATAACTGTTCCAGGAACAGGAGAACCTACAGCATTATACCAAGCAGCATTTGCTGCAACCATTGTAGCTATAGGTGTAGGCGGTGAAGTACAATTAATACTCATTACACCATTTGAGTTACCACAGAAAAATGGGTATATATCAGTATTAGGCGCAATACAATTAGTAAATTTATATATAATAGCCATTATTTTTTAACAGTTTTTACAATCACATAAGTTATTACATAAATTGTCTCTTAATTTAATTGCTCTAGCTACCATAGTTTTATTTGTAGCATGAGGTGCAAATTCAATAGCCTTACTCAAAGCATAAGCTTTTAAAAACTTTCTCCTATATTCATCATCACATTCATCACATTCTAAAGAATGCAGTTTCTTTAAAGCTTTATTTAAACAACAATTACAATCTACTTTTATTTTTTTATCTACATATATGGTATCAATATTATCTCCAGATACTTTATATCTTATAGTATAATATCCACTAGTAAAAGAATGAGTAATAAAAACTCCATATATAAGCTCATCATTATAATAATCTATATCATAATCTGTACCATCACTATAAGTTGTTGTACTTCCATCATTATGTTGTATTACATCTAATGTAATAGCCATATTAGTTATTTGATTAGGATCTTGATCATCCAAAATAGTATTTAAACTTAATACAAGTAAAAAGCCACTACAATCCTGAGCAGGACTAATTAAATGACGGTCTACTTTTGCAGTAGTCGTAAATGTACTCTTACTATTTGGAAATATTTCTTTTGTATTATCTCCTGTATTTAATGTTGTTTTTGTTGCCATAAATTAATTATTAACAATTACCACAATATCTGCATTCCATAGTCAATACATAATTTTCTAATGTTTTAGTAACATTATCTATTTTTGTCTGATCACAGCCTTCATTAGTAGCAATAATAACAGTCCTATATAAGGCATGAGCTTCTAAAAACTTTCTTAGAAACTCTTCATTACATTTATCACAGTCTAATACAATTTGTGCAGCGTAAGCTTGAAGAATACAGAGAACTCGATCCATTGATATAAATTTTTAAACAGATAAAAGAGGGAGGGAATAAATCCCTCGCTCTCTTAATATCTGAGGTAACTAACTATTAGTCAGTTCCTGCATCTAGATCAATATGCTCCATTTCGAAATTAATCTCTAAAGAGTCACACAGACTTGCCCACCAAGTAACAACATCATCATCAGTTTCACCTGACGCATCAGCGGCAGCTGCACCTCTTAAAGTAGTATCACCTGCATCCATAGCAATAATTAATTTCTTTCTAGAAATAATTGGTTGCTCTGCAGATTCGTGTCCACAATCAGTGTACTCAACGATTAATTGATTGAAGTAAGCAGTAGTTTGCGTAGTTCCTGTTCCTACAAAATAATCATAACCAGATTTTGGTTGATCAGTAATTGTAGCACCCATATAAGGCTTATGCATTCTAGAATTAGCTATTTCCATTTGTTGGATACCAACACCATAACCTTCAGGTTGTACTAAAGCAGTACTAGTAGTTACAGTAGCATTACAATCTAAATTACAACTTAATCCAACATAGAAATCTGTCATATAAGCTGGAGTATAATTTACATTATTACCACCAGAAGGATTAACTTGTCCAGCTCCAGCTATTTCCATAGACCACGTAGAGTCAGCAAACGCCTCACCAGTAGCTTTAGGAATTACCTCTGCATCACCAGTAGTATCTAGGTTTTGCGTAGAATAAGGCCAAGGACGATCTAATGTAATAGTTAATGCAGTTGTATCAGTAGCTTCTACTCTAAATGTATCACCAGCAGCAGTAGTAACAGTTCCACCACCATCCATAATTCTAATAAAGTCACCAACAGCAACATCAGTACCACTAGCGTAGTCTATATCTGTTGCACAGTTAATAATATTAGAACCTTTAGTTAATGTCCAAATTTCATCTGGATCATTAGAAGCAGTAGGAGAAGTAGAGTTTAATACTCTAGCATGTGTTATTGATTTAGCAGTACCATTATTCATTCCTGAATCATTATCATTATTTAATTGCTCAGCAAGACCCATAAGAGCATCCCATGCAGCTCCATCAGGGCATCCACATGCACTACCACAACATCTAGTTACATAAGAATATGTTTTAACCATATCTTGATAACCATATGTTTTAGCAATTTCTGGAGACTCGTATCTCACTTTTAAACAATATTCAGTTTCACAGTCGATATTATCAACACTATCAATTGTTACAACTTTTGCTGTACCAGCTCCACCTACTTCATAACGAACAGATCTAATACATTTAGTAGGAATAGGACTACTTTTCTTCAAAGCAGTATTTCCATCTTCATCCGTATATTTGACACACCAAGTAATAGATCTAGGAACATTAGGACTAACTATAGCACTAGTATCCCCAGCATTTAAATTGGTATCAGTATCATACGCATATAATTCACCAACAGTCCCAGAGCTCACAAATGTAGCAACATCAGCATCTTGTGCTATAACATTATCTACAAAAGGTACTAAGACATCGGTTGTCATATTTCTTGTACTCATTGTTTTAATTTTTATTTATTATTATTCATTTAATTGTGTCTTCAAAATCTTACTTTGAAGATTTGGGTGGTCTAAATCACCCGAAGCTATCATAACGGCTATGTCCACAATCTCGTGATGTGTATGTTCAGCCAACTCACAACTATCAAGAAGTGCTGCTGGCAATCCGCTAGGATAGATGTAAGATGTACTACCTACTCCTGCTCCCCACGCTATACGTCTAGGCATTCGTAGATAATCCAGTCTTAAATCATTTAAAATAAAAGTTCCATCAGAATATCCTATAACATAACCTGTAGGACATATATCATCGGCTCCTGTAACCCCTTGAGGACCTCCTTCCATAAAAACTATAGGTATTTCTTCCCATTCAAAAGAAGGAGAGTAAAAAGGGTCTTGTAAAATAGAATCAAGATCATCATGTTGTACTTGTACAGTTGATACTCCTAATTTTGTTGCGCAAGTCTCTTTACTTATATTTGCTCTACTTCTTATATGAAACATATAATTTTCAGGTAAACAAGCCTCATAAGAATTTAGATCAACAGAAGAAGTAGTAAAAGGTATAATATTACCTTTAACTACTAACTTCCTAAGATCATCTATTCTTTTTTGAGTTGTTTCAAAACCTTGACGTTTGTTATTAGAAATACCATAGCGTTGTTTTATAAAAATATCTTGAGCCTCATTTAGATACCAATCTATCTCAGGAACAGTTAAATTTTCATAATCCGAACTATCAATTTTGTTAAGTTTTAACTTAACTTCATAATGCATTTCTCTAACATCCATCTACTATTTAGTTTTCTTATCCTTCTTAACTTTTTTTGCAGTAGCTTTAGGCTTAGATTCTTTAACTTCTGATTCAACATTAGTTACTTCTTCTATAACCTCTTCTTTTACTGCAATAGTATGAGAAGGAATTCTAGCTTCCAAATCACCTTTAAGTTTAACTAAAAGTTCTTGTTTCATAGGATCTAATAAATTTTCTACTGTATTATCATAGTCGAAACCTACTTGCTGATCATTATATAAAAAAGCCGTACCTTTTCTCCTAAATATACCAGTTCTTTCTAAATCAAAAACAAGAGCTTTAATTTTAATCTGTTCTGGTTTTAACGAAGCTACTTTTAAAAAGTCAGTTGGTGTTTCTTCAACAATCTCATATAATTTTGTATATACAAAATCTCTTGAAGAATCCATAGTATACTTTCCATAAATTTTTAATAAATCTATCTTTTTTTCAAGAGATAAATTATTAAATAACTCTATAGCTTTAGTTTTTAACTCTACCTCAGTTGCCTTCTTTTCAAGCTCTTGTTCTTCATCAAAGATAATATACTTAGCTGCTGGCCATTTTCCTTGATCAAACTCTTTTTGAGAATTAGCTACAAATCTACTAGCTTTAAGTAGTTTAATTTGTACTTCCTGTAAAGGAATGCTTAAATCATAAATCATCGTTTGATCTTTTAGCCTAACACGAAAATTATCCCAGTACTCAGAGGTAGATCCGAGGTCAGCTCCAAGAGCCGCCCCCAATCTAGTCTCATCATCTGAATCAAGTCCAGTTGCTAATTTACCAATTTTTGAATCATACAAAGCCATTAAGACATCTGCAGTATCTTGAAATTTAGAACGATTTAAGTCATTTAAACCGTGCCATTTATTTCTAATAATAGGTTTTACATAAACCAAAGTTCTTTTACTCATCATAATTATTTTAAGTTAGATTAATTTTCTTGAAGAATTAATTCTCCACAACGAGTTACGTCATCAATCTGAATACCACACTGATCATGAACGATCATAGTATACGAATCTTTAGCGTTACTCATTAATCCACCTTGATTTGGTCCATAAGGAGTTTGTAAACCAGAAACATATCCTAGTTTATAACCATTTTTCTTATGAACATATTTAATGTTACCCATACCATCACCTCCTCCAAAATCAAGGAAAGTAAATCTCATTGATTCTACAGGAACTTGTAGGCTTGAGTGCATTTTTAAATTAATTTCTCTATCATCATACACAGGATTGTGTCTTAATGTTAAAGAAATACCATTAGGTCCATTATATTTAACGAACTGTCCTCCAAACTCTAGATTACTTCCGCTTCCTCCAATAAACTTACTATCAGTAGTTAAGAAAGGAGCAGACGCATTCATCATAGCTTGATGGAATGCTAACATACCATATTCACCTGTAAAGGCTACAATATTTCTATTAGCCATATCTACTCTACCAAAGAAAATATCCAATAAATACTCACGGATTAAATTTTCAGTTAGTGTAGAATAATAATGGATATGAGAATCTTCTAACAATTCCTGAACTCCAGGACCTGTTCTTGCCATTCTACCATTAGCTCCAGGAACAGTAGAGTTAGATCTTCCATACCATAGAGATCTCTCTTTTTCCTTGTGCCATTGAATCCAATATTCAGCTTCAGCATACTTTAACCATTTATAGTCTTTGTATACTTTACCTTCTGCGTCCATTAATGCAACTACTAATGCTTGATTAGCAGCATCACCTGTAACGGAATATTCTTTTCTTAAAGTAGATAAAGAAGATTTTAGTTTCATAGGCATCGCGTAAGTAGTAGAACCACTTTGATCGCCACCTTCTTCATAAATAGAGAAATATTTAGTCCATTGTGTGCCTACCTTCATGTAGTCTGGGTCTAAAAATAAACTATTATCATCAGTTACTAATCTCATGAAATATATATACCCATCTCCATCTGCAATAGGCTCTCTTTGTACTCTACAAAGATACTTCTTGTCTGGAGTAACAACGTCTCCAGGCTTCCACCAGTCTTCGTCAACTTTTAGTCTGAACTCAGTACCAGCAATACCAGGATTAGTGGTATTACCTGCAGCAGCTGAAGCTCCTGACTCAAAGTTTTCAATTACTACTAAAGGACGAGAAGATGATCCCATCAATTCCCATTCCCACTCAAAAGACTCTATCTCGGAAGTTTTACCCATACCTTTAGTCATAGCTGTTAAAGGATTATCTGCTAATCTTGAAGCAGTAAATACTCTAGTTAATACTGAATCAAACTTATGAGGTTCAGCCATAAAAGCATTACCTAAGTGGTTCATCTCAGTAAAATTAGCATGCCAAGGACGAGTCATTGTTACCAATTTTGATTGTGCTCTTGCCATCTTTTTAAATTTAAATTATTAATATTAAGTTATAAATCCCAAGAAACAGAAGATTTACCTCCTACTTTCTTGTTACCCCCAAACTTTGCTTTAGTGTCAGTCAAACTTTTTTTGTTCTGAAGACTAGTTCTAAGTTTAGAGCTAAAATCCGTAACTGATCTTTTCTTTGCACTAGACAAATCATAATCAGTCATACGTAAATAAGCCTTTAAAATAAATTCATCTAAATTATTAGATGATTTTGCTTCATCGGCTTGAAACTGAGTAACGTATTGAACCCCTCCACTAGGATCATTAATCTTAACAGTAGGGACGGTCATATACGATAATAATTGCTTCTTAGCTTTCTTAGATAAAGGAATACCCTTTATTTCCTCAGACTTTGAAATAGTCTCTTGGATATTAGTTACAATTTCTTTCCTTTTGTCTTCTTTCTGTCTGGCAGCTCTTTGCTGTTCCTCAGCAAATTTCTGCTTTCTTTGATCTTGATAAGCAGCTAATCGTTGCTGAGCAACTTGGGCTTTCTTAGCTAGAATACCATTATCTTCGTATAATTCCATGTTCTCACGTATCTCCTCTTCACTGTCGCCTCTTAATTTCATAAATTCTCTTAATACATATTTTTGATTAGTACTTTTAGAAATATCTACTTCTTCAAATCCTAATTGAGAATATGTATCAACAAAATCAGAAACCTTACCTCCATTGATAAGATGCTTTAATAACTCCCTACCTTCTTTAGTAAGACTATTTTGAAATAGATCAAGTTCCTCTTTAACTCTACTTTCAACAGTACCTTCTACTGCTTCAAGTAATCCTTCTTCAGTAGCTTCGAAATCATCATTTAATTCAATGATTTCTTTCTCATTCAACATACTAGCAAATACAGCAACGGGATTATCCTCGTCAATTGTATTGTCTTCTGTATCTACCTCAGTAGTAGAAACTGCCTCTGGATCAAAATCTGGAGACTCAGAAGTTTCTTCAGTATCTTTAGATTCATCATCTAAATTACCTACTAATTCTTCTGGTTTTTCTTCTTTAGTTTCTTCTTTAATTTCTTCAGCTTTATCTTCAACAGGATTTAACTTTTTATCAAAATCCAAGATAGGATCAGGATCAGCAGTTTCTGTCATATCAAAAGCATTTTCGAAAGTTGTACTTTCATCAATATCCCATAACGTATCTGCGTTTTTAGGTACTGATGTTTCTTCTATTTTGTTTTCTTCCATAATTAATGTTTTACAAATATAAGTTAATTTTAATTAATATCATAACAAATCTTGTTATATTTTATATTTTAGTGAATATTATAGCAAAAGTAATACTTTTTTATTTATCTTACAACTTATTTTATCTTTTTTTATGTGGTATAGTATACCTCAATCCTAATTTAGGAAGTTCTACATTACTAAAAGTATATGTTCCAATACCCGAATCTTCATTAGGATCTTTATAACCACCTCCTCCAAAATTAGTTCCTTGAGTTATATTAAAAGTTAAATTAGGATTTACATTAACTCCTAATCCACCAAAAGCATTAAATGAATAGTTTCCTAGTCCTGATTCACCTAATTGTCCTCCTCCCTCTATTCCGCCAATAGGAGTTACAGAAGGATAAGATCTTGTTTTTCTAAAGTTATTAAGTTTAAGATCTACAATATTCTCTTTATCTATATTAATTTTTCTACCAAAATCTAAATTAGTTGAAGGAGTTACTACATCACCTGTTTCCTGTGAATCTATTACTACATCTGGACGATTTACACCTGCTTGGAATTCATCGGGAATCCAACCCTCCTCGCCTAGCCACCAACTAGTAGGTCTAGTTCCTGACTCTGTTACATCTGTTTTCTTATTAACATTTACTTCTTTTTCTTTTTCTTTAACTTTTGAATAAATATCTTCAGATCCTTTAAATAATTCATAATTAGTCCCCAATTGAGAATTAACACTTGACGGATCTGTAGTCAGTTGTGATAATATACTTTCTTTTTCCATTAAAGGATCAGTATATGTTTTTTTATACCAATCTCTATATGCTGGATTACCTTGAAAAGTTGATGTTCTAATATTCTTGGCTTTCGTCCAAAAATCATAACCCATATTTTCTGTTCTATATTGCCAAGGCGAATTAGTAGTAGGATCTTGTAAATTTAAAAATCCTATATTTTGAAGATTAAGATCTTTTCCTTGATCCTTAAAAAACTTTAAAGCCTTTTCATAACCTTCTTTAGTACTAAAATCTAAACCTTGATATTCTCCTCCACCTAAATAATATCTTACCCCTCCAGCATACATCATTGCATGTCCAGGCATGTTAGCTGATTCTTCACTCTGACTACCTCTATGACTACCGCCATGAACTCCCATAATAGTACCTGGTTCTAAATTTTTAAAAAAGTCTGCTATAGCCTCAGGATTAGCATAATCTCTAATTGTACCATCTTCATCTTCTACTCTATCATAAAAAGAAGATCTATCATACATATTAGTTAAAAAATTTCTATCATTTGTATTCATACCAGCTTCTCCAAATTGAGCATAGTAACCTGTACCCCAAAAAGCTGGATGAGCTGTTGCAACACCCCGCCCTCCTCGTGGAAGTTGAATTTTAGGATTACCATCAACTTTATTCCAAGCATCAATAGCATCATTCATTAAATATGTCTGAGCAGTTATACAAGTCATATTATCTCCACAACCTGCTATATTAGGATCTGTTTCATCATAAACTCCACGTCTTTCATAAGCATTCTTCCATAATATATTTTCATCTAACAAATTATCTCCACTTACACTATAATCTTTACGATTTATAACTACATCTTCTCCTGTAGTTTTATAAGCTCTTAACATACCTTTTCGTGTAGTATACTCTTCGGTTAAAGGTCCATATCTCTCAGGATTTTCTTGTTTTTTTACAATATCTTCTTTCGTTAATATATCATCACCACCTACCAGCTGTCCCTGCGTAAAAATAATTCCTTTATCACGTGCTTCTTCAAGTTCTTCTTGTGTTGTAATATCAGTTTGTAAATAAAAATCTGTACCTGATGCAGCAGCCTGTTGTGCTAAATTAAATTGAAATTTTTGAAAACTAGGATCATTACTTTTAAAAGTTGTTATATCTGATTTTAATAATTTAATCAATTTTTGTTTCTGAACATTATTTAAAACACCATCCTTATGTAGTTGTAATAATCTATTTAAATCATCTCCTTCATGCGGATGAACATGATCTCCTTCATCATATGATTTTACTACATCACCACGTTTTTGTATATTTATTGAACCTGCGGGTAAATCTACAGATGTTGTAGCTCCTTGAAATGTAGCAGGATCAACATCTGGAATTTCTGTAGTCTTTTTATGAAATACTTTTAGATAGGGCCAACCAGATGATCTAATATTTCCTCTAGCATGTCTACTTGCTTCATTAATTCTATATTTTAACAAATTTTCAAAAGTAGCAGGACCAGCCCAACTATCATCATATGGTTTTTCTTCTCCTCCCTCGTAAACAAATTTTTCTAAACCAGGTAATAATTCCATTTGTCTTTGTTGAAATGCAGTAATAAGTTCAGGTCCAAATTGTTCCTGCATCATAACAGCAATATTATCATCTACCATTCGCTGTTTTATTGCATCAGTCATAATAGGATTAATCTTATCATAATATCCCCACTTTTTAGTACCTTTAGATTTATGTTGATCAATATATCTTTTCTGTGATTCTGCATTATTAGGAAATAATTCTTCAGCTGTTTGTACAAGTTTTGGATAAAAATCCCCATAATGGGTTTTAGCTTGTTGTGTATACATATCTCGTAAATCTTTGTAATCTCCAAAAGCTCCTGCATCTTTTAAATAATTCATCATATAGTTCTCAACATCTTTAAGAGTATATTCTGAATCACCAGGTTTATTTTCAAAAGGTTCTTTTATTTCTCCTACACTAATAGCATCGGCAAAGTTAACACGCTCTCCTGATTGTGTATAATATCCTACAGGTCTCTCAGATTGATTTTTATCATAGAATTCTAAAATAGTATCTTGACTTAGACCATAATCTTTAAACGGAAAATCTTCATCTTTAGGAGTAACTGTTTTAAATGGAGACGGAGGAAGTTCATATGTAAATGTAGATTCCTCTTCATGAACATCATCTCCATGATCATAAGAAGGCGTTTTAGAAAGAGCCCACTTTCTATATTCTTCAAATATTTTACTCACTATTTTCTTTCTTTAGCTTTTTTTCTAGATTCTCTAGCTTTAATATCTAGTTCACGAGATTTTAAATCAAGTTTCTTTTCTTCAAGTTTAATCTTTTCTTTAGCATTTTCACTTTCTTTCTTAAACTTAGCAACTTCAAGAACATCAGGTATTTTATTTCTATTCATATCTAATGCTTTAGCAGTACCATCTTCTTTCATCCTAGCTATTTCTAATTTAGTAGCATTATCTTCATCTACTTTATATTTATCTAGCATCATTTCTTTATCTTTTTGTTCTTGCTGTCCTTGTGCTATACGTTCTTGAGATTGAGCTTGCTCTTGTCTAGCTTGCTGTTCTTCGGCTCTACGTTTGTCTTCAGCTTTTTCTAAAATAGCTTTCAATTCAGCCGTTGAATCAGTAGAGAACATTTTAATAACATCAGAAAGTTCTGCTCTTTGATTTTGAAGTGCAGCTTGTGCTAGCTGTTTAAGGACCATGAATGTTTCTTGGTCTTTAGCAGAATCAGATACGAAGACGTTATAAGAAGAGTTATTAAATATCTCTGGTTCTATTGTAAACATAGCAACACTCATATCATCAAGAACATATTGCATTTTCTTAGACTTACCATCTCCCCATGCTACTTTTGCTGTTTCTATTAAAGATGTTAATACTTGTTTTTTAACTTCACTATGAGTATTAAATAAATCTTCTGTAATATGAGATGATTGTACAATAGCTTGTTGAGATGTTCCTAATCCTTCTCTAGGACCAATTTGCCCCTCTCGTTGTTTAGTAACACCTGCAATTTCTCCACTTTGTATTTCTAAATATTCTAATAATTGTATTTTTTGATTGATAGTTTGAGCCATAGATAGATCGACTGCTTGCCATTGATTAAATGAATGAGGTTTCCCTCTATTACCTTCTTCATGAGGATTAACCCAGGCTATTCCCATAGCATCAAAGTAATATAACCACTTTTCCATATCCATTCCTAAATCACTAGGAATTTGATTTATATCAGCTAAAAACTTTTTACCTTTATCAGAAGCTAGATCTAATTCTAATCTATACATAATAATATTATATAAATACTGATAAGGTTTAATTCTATCAATTACAGATACAGATTCAGCATTTAAATTATTATACGCTACTCCAGTATATCCTAATTTACATTCATATAAATTATCTAGATCTTTAAATTGATTTGGTTTAGGACGTATATTAACATATATATCATCTTCTATTTTAGTTCCTTCCCATATTTCTGGAATCCATTCCCATCTTAAAGCTATATCTCCTTTAGGCTCATCTAATACATAAGTATCATCTACTATAGTTTCTTGAGGAACTCCTTTCTCATCCATATAAGTTAGAAATCCAATTTTTCTTAAAGATCTCCATTCACAATGTACTACTTTAATATAAGCTCCAGATCCTCCAGTACCATGACTAAAATCACCAAAATTATCAGGATCGAAATCATTACCATAATCATATGAAAACTCACCAAATGTTTCATTTATTACATGATCAGACCCTGTAATACCTGTCTCATCATACAGGTCTTTAAGTTGTCTTTCTGTTAAAAATTCTCCAAAATTATCAATTACAGATCCTGGAGTCATTCTCATTATGTATTTAGCCCATTGACCATCTTGTATATAGTCTAAATCAGGATCCATATCATAATCAAAGTATAAAGGATTAACAGTTCTTACAATAGGTTCTCCATTAACAATACCAGTCCAATAAATCTCTTCGCCAGAGATTAAAGCATGTTTCCACCCTTTAATAAATTTTTCTTTTACATTTTCTTTTTTAAGTAAATAATTAAGTATTTGCTGTCCTTGTATTTCTCTAGATCCCGCATAATCTCTCTTCATGTATTCTTCAATTTCTGGGGGTGTCATAGAAGCTTTCATACCGTCTAATTGTTGCTGCATTTGTTGTTGCATCTCAGGAGTCGCAGATTCAGGTGGAACACCTGCTTGCATCTTTTCAGCTTCTTCCGCTAGCATTGCATTTACTCTAGTCATGATTTGCTCTTTAACATATTCAGCAATCATTTTATATTGAGCACGCTCTCTTTCAGTAACAGCTTCTTGATTAATTGAAACTACTTTAAAATTAAAAGGACGTTTAATTTCTTCTCCAAATAAAACTCGTAACTTAGGTGTAGTAATATCATAATGTCTTAATTCAGCAGGTAATTCACCATTTACTTGCATACCATATGGCTTACATACATACTCATAATCATCTAAATCTATTTGCCCATTAAATAATTTATAGTTAACTCTTTTTCTTTGATTGTTAGATCTTTCATCAAATCCTTTTGAATTATAGCCATCTATCTCATCTAATACACGCTTACCCCACGCAAAATTATTTTTAGATTTTTGCTTTCTAGTAAGCTTCTGTTGTGGAAACGAATATCCCATATCACTTAATTTAAAAATTCCCTAATTAACAAATATAATAAAAATTATCTTCTACTCCTACTAAACATGCTACTAATATTGCTTACAAGGTAATCTGCAGCCTTATTTCTACGTTTTTCGGGTCCGATTTCTTCTTCATAAGACTCTTCAACCATAAACATTACCTGCATAAGAGCCATAACTCTATCAAAATTACCTCCTCTAAAATACCCAATTAACTCCTCAATTAAACCAGGACTAGGAATTAAATCCATATTATATATCTTATTACCTTCACTATTTGTACCTCTTTCAGTCCATAACCATCTAAGTATAAATTTTTCTCCAGCGTCTTTCATACGTTCGTTCATATGACAACCTTTTATTCTAGAAACTGTAGAATCTTTAATAACTTTAGAAATTACATTATCAGGTTGATCAGCTAATAAATGCATTTTACCTTTTCTTTTAAAATAAGATAAAACTTCTCCTCGATCATTCTCAAACATAATTTCAGCGCCTCCATAGTACTCAGATAATAACTCAAGATTCCTATTATAAATCTCAATATTATCTGGTCTTCCTACATACTCAGCTACAATCTCATCATAACCATGTTCAAAACTTTGCATAGATTTATATACATAAGCAGCATTTAATGATCTACTTCCTGATTTATCAAAAGCTACAGGATCGAGTCCAATCTTATACAATCCATAAGGTATAGTTTCTGGAGGATGTTGATATACCATAACACATCCTTCTACATTATCATTTGGTTTATGAGGAAATTTTTCTAAAGGAAATAATTCTTTTCTTAGATCAGGTTTAAATCTAATTTCTCCTTCTTCTAAATAAAGTGTTCCAGGAGTTCCTAACTTTTTATACCGATCATCAGATTTTAATTTAGCTAAAACATTATATAATTCTACAGCTGGAAATACTGCTCCTTCATTCCTTAAAAAAGCTTCTTTAGGAGTATGAGGATGCTGCGTTACCATCATGTTGTAAGCAATAGGATCGGCTTTCTTTTTTTCTTCTCTTTCTAAATCTATATCTTCAGCAGCTTTTTCTCTTTCATGTTCTCCAGCTTCAGTTATAAAAGGCTCTCTATACCAAGCGTCATCAACAAACCAACCTGCTTCACCAACAGCGTTATCATCATATATATTATCATAAGATCTAAGACCATATGCTGAAGGATTATAAAACATAGATTCAAAATCTGCATTTGTTCCATTTTTATTATTACCTCCTGTACCATAAATGATAGGAATACCAATCATAATATTACCATCTTTAAACAAAGGGTATGAACGTTGATATGCTTGCATAAGTCCAGGCCAATCCCCAGCTTCTTCAAATAACATTCGTTCAGCTGTACGACCTACAGATTTTTGAGGAGCATCTTTAAATGATAATGCTAAAATCTCAGACTTATATCCTTTTTGAATATTAACTCCAGAAATAGGATCTTTTTCTATATATCCTGCTTTAATATGATCTTGCCTATCTACTAAAGTACCTTTAACCCAATCAGTATTCTCATTGATAAAGTTAATCATATTCTTAGCCATTTCCATAGTATTAGCCCAGAATGTCTTTTCAAAAGCAGCAAGAATAGAAATAGAAAAAGGAAAGAAATGATATTTCCAAGCCATCCCAAAAGCATTCTTATAGGAAAAACCTTTACGTCTAGCTTTCACTACTATCATTCCTTCACCATTTTTTTCAGCTGTTTCTAATTCATGATACCAATAATAATCCATATCTAGAAACTTAGGAAAAGTATCTACCTTTCTAGTTCTTCCATCTTGTTCGACAGTAGCTAAAATTCTACCATAATTCAAATATGCATAATGTTCACCAGTAATTCGAATACCTTCTATAGTATATCCTTCTTTACATCTACGTTCTTCTTCATCCCAAAATTCTTTATGTTCAGATGTACCTTCAGGTGCATGGGTATAAACTCCATGCTTCAAATAATATTGACTAGTTTCGCTAAAACGTACAGTATCTATAAAATGCAAATACTCCTGATCAGTATGACGAACAGGATTATTTTTATTTTTATCTATTTCTGACCAAGGTATAGCAATAGTATTATCTACCTTGTCCTTTATATTTTTTGACATAATTCTTAGAATTCTTTGACTTAGACATTTTACTTTTTGCGTGAATTCCAGGTCTTTTTTTAGTAATAATATTTTTCTTTACAAATAGTTTTACAGCCATTATTTTTTTACTTTTTCAAGTGAACGTCCTCCAAAATATGCACCAATAACTGTTATAAGAACTAATTGTAATAAATCCACCCATGAAGCTTTAACTTCAAAAGAAATAACTCCAGCGTCAATAAAAACTAACAATACTGTAGATACTACTAGAAATATTAAAACTAGTGGTCTTATATTTTTACTAAGCCATGAATCAGACTTCATATCCATCGACCATCGCTCTGTTACTTGTTTTTGCATTTCAGCTTCATAACCCATAATCATATCTTTGATTTTGCGTTCAGCTTCCATTTTTTCTTCTTTACTAGTAGTAAGATTGTCTATAACACCTCCTACATTTTTAACTAATTCTCCAGCTCCTGCTGAAAATATTTTACTTATTATACTCATAATTTTATTTTTATTTAATATCCACCTCCACTACTGCTTCCGCTTCCACTTCCGCTAGTAGAGGATCTAGATATATTGTTTGTAATAATTTCTGTATTTGTAATAATTTCTGGATATTTCAAACTTAGACGTTGTATTTGTTTTAATATATCTTCATGAGATTTTCCAGGCATATAACCATTAGCTGATCTACCTCTATTATTTATATAATAATGAACATGATAGTCTGTTATTCCATATTGCGCAAAATGGTCTCTAGCCTCTCGTTGTGTGCTATACAAAGGTATACCATCTATATTTTTTATTTTCATTTTATTTTAATTTATATTTACGGATATACTCCACAACCAGTAATACCAAAATTGCTATACATATGTGGCATAAATTGTCCATATAATGGTTGCCCTTGTCCAAACTGCCAACCATTAGCTTGCACCCAAGCATAAAATGGATTAGAACCTCCATTTAAATATGCTGGTTGATTCATTCCACCACAACAATTTATACAATCATCTAAAGTACCTTTAAAAGGCGTATAACTATTTATAATACCTTGCGCTGCCCATAATTGACTTACATTTGTAGATCCATGCCATGGTTGTCCTGGTGCAAAAGCTGCCTGACCTCTCGGATGAGTAGTAGCCGTATTAAAAGCCTGCCAATCTAGAATTTGAGTTGCTGGATTGTAAATAGTTGGTGGTGGTGTATAAGAGGATGTTCCAGAGCCTGGATAACTTCCATATGGTATCCAACCAGGATCTCCAGCATATAAAATTTCAAAGCAATTATAATCATCACAAAAATATGCAGGAGGACAAAGAACACCTGGTACAGTGCCAACAGTAACGCTTTTTCTATGGGGACAATCTAATTGCGTTGTACCAATAACTGGTGTTCCTGACGCTGTATATGTCGTACAACAATTACATACACTATTAAGACCTAAGTCTGATGAAACACCATCAACTCTATAATCCAGTATTCCTGCATGATATGTACCTTGAGATACATACCAAGAGGGAGAGTCGATCGAACCATTAACTGGAGTTGTAAAAGTATGATTAGTTTTAGTAATAGTATAATAAGAGGGTAATCCAGAACCTGGTGGCGATGGATTATGTGCTATAGCTAAAGTAAAACCAGGGGCCTGAGTACCAGTTGTAAAAGCTGCTAATACTATTGGATCTAATGTTAGAGAGATACCATTTGCATCTAAAAGATAAATATCCCATTCTTGTTCACCTACTCCAGACCAGGTTGTAGCAGGGCTATTAGATGTGATCCAACCATGAGGACCAGCATAACCTGTAGTATATGGCCATTGTGTTGAACCAGCATATGGACCAGGTACTATACTTATTTCAGCCTCAAGGTGAAAGGAGACAACACCACTCTTTGATGTACAAGAGGTCGCAGGGGCAGTATTAAACCTCTGAATATGGGTACTATAAACAGCTCCAGTAACTCCTTCAGGATGTATATCTATATCTTGACCTTCAGAAAGTCTTCCTAGCCTAGGTTGATTAGTTATAGGAAGTCCTGTATAAACGTTTAAACTTTGATCATCAGCACTTTTTCCCAGCCTAGGTTGATTAGAACCAATAGGATCATCAGGAAAAGTATCTTCACAACACTGACAATGAGGATGCTCTCCAGATCCGCCCCAACCTCCGCCTGCTCCATAGTAGCCGCCAGAATGACAATTAATACAAAATTCAGGATTACTTAATATAGCTGGCTTAGGATCACAAGGACTATATACTTGACCTGGAAGCCCCGTTGGCGGTTTTGGTGGTTTTGGTGGTATCCCTGTTAAAGTTGGATCATCTACTCCTAAGCCAAAAAAACTAGTATCACAACACAAAGAGTTTGAACTAAATGTCTGCCCACCATGATTGGTAAAAAAATTATTACCATAATCTTTTATAACTATATTACCTGACCCATGATTAGCTATAATCCAAGCCTGTAGACTGGCTGATTGGTTTGGTAATGTAGTATCGGCCCTTCCCATATATTCCATACAAAGAACTGTGTCTGGATCATTAGTTGGTGTCTGACCTGGTTGTGTTATTAAATATCCTGGATTAGTATACCGAAGAAATGTCCCCACAGCTGGAGAACCTACCATCGAATAAAATGTGGCATTATTACTTGTAGACATAAGGGTTGTACCCGTACTACTTGGTTTAAATGGAAACCACCATGTATAGGGAGATGGTGTTCCTACACAACTATGTATTCTCCAATAATGAAAACCCCAATGACTACTCATTTTTTCTTTTCTTTAATTTTTACTAATTCAGCGCATTTTTCATATTCTTCTAACTCACAGAAATAATCAATAACATCATCTATCTCTTCTTCAGAAGGATTTTTAAAATTTCTATAAGGCATCCAAAATCCATCCTCATCATTATCAGAAGGAAACAACTGATCAAAGGTTGCTTTATTTGTTAATAATCTATATGCATTATTCATTGAAATATCTAATATTTCTGAATCAAGATAATCATTTATTGCCATCATAATCTATATATGTAATTAATACTTTATTATTTTTTTCAATTGCTTCTACAATTTCTGGATATATTCTTTTATATGCATTATTCGACTTTCCAATAAAACCATCTTTAATAATGATATTATTTTCTTGTGAATCACCCACAAGCAAACATCCAGCAGTATGCTCATCTGTATTTCCAGTATGTATCAGAATATATTCAAAATTTGGTACATTAGTAATATGTAACATTCCTTTATGCCAAGTACCATATTTTTTCTTATATCTTGAATGAAAACCTCCTTCTTTACGTAATTTAATTTCATACGTACCAGAAGGTACTCTTGTTTCACTTCTTATTTTTTTATCTCTAGCTTCGTCTTCTAGAGTATAACATAAAAATTCTAATCCTGAATCAGTTTCTCTAAACAATAATCCATTTGTAGAATCCTCTTGACTGCTAAATCTTAATACTTTTAATTTCATTTTATTTATTTTATATTGAACTAAAATCAACTTCCCAAACACAAGTTATATAAAACTTAGTTGTACTTGTACTAGCACTTGATTGTATACCTAAGTAAGCAGCATCACCCGCGTCTACAATATTATCACCACTATCAATGTGGCCCGCGGCCATATCATAAGTAACTATACTACTATTTGTAGGACCAGAAAGCGCTTTGGTGCCAACAATAGTTGGTCCAGTTCCAAACGTTACCCCAGCAGCCTGTGTTTCCAGTGTAAATGTAATTTCTTTTGCGCTTAAATTTTGATTAGATCTTAAATATATTTTTAATAACTTTGCTGCTGTTGGAAAAACTAAAGGAAGTTGTATTTGAGTTGTAGCTGTGTTTTCTGAATCACCTCTTGCTAAACCTACATAATGTTTAGTTGTATCTATATCATCACTAAAATTATGATGTGTCATGTGTATTTGGCCAGTAGACCTAGTTGGTCCTTCTAATTTTATAGTACCATCCGCGTCTAAAGTTATATCTGTAGCTGCAATTTCTATATCATTAGCTTCTGGAGAATTTATATAAGCATTAGCATCTCTAAATTGAAGTTTCACATCTTCCTCTATAGTTTTTACACCTCCAATAGTTTGAGCACCACTTAGGTGCGCTGTATCAGCGTCTAGATAAGCAGATGCAATAGCTGTCCCCTGCCAAGTTCCAGAAGAAATAGTACCAACACCCGTTATATTACTTTGATTTGCTACTTGTAATAAACCGCTGTTATCTAAAGTAGCAGTACTACCCATTGTTAATGTACCAGCAACAGTTGTCACTGAGGCGGTTCCTCTTCCAATTGTTGCATCTACTTCACCTGCAACACTACCTCCAACTAATGAAAGACCAGATTGAACTGTACCATTATGACTTGCTACACCAAGTACTAGTTGCCCAGATTCTTGACCGTGAGTTGATACGTCAATTTCACCTGTAATAATAGCATACCTCTGCGTGTTTTGTGCGCTATCTTGACCATCAAATTTTATTTCACCTACATTTTGTCCTGTAGCAACCCCATCATCAGCCCTTAGTTTATTAAATATTATCTGTGCGGCTTGATCATCGTCAGTAGTATTTGTAATAGTAATTGCTGGATTATCCGCAACTGCAGATGATAGTAATAAGTTCGTCAACGTACCAACTTGTGTTATATTTCTTTGATCTGGATCTATATATGTTTTTACTATAGCATCTCCATTCCATTCTCCAGATGTTATAGTTCCTAGCGTAGTAACATTAGCACTTCCTTGATAGCCATCTTTTAAGCCATCTGGTGTTACTGCTCTAGCTGTATCTGTACCAGTAGTTGTTTCTGCTGTGGTTGCTAATTCGACAACGCCTGGGTTTGTGGTAGAAGCGGTTTCACCAGTTATAACTATATCAGTTCCATCAACAGAGGTATCTATTCCTTCTCCACCTTTTATACCAAAATCTGCACTACCAGCTGTATCAGATACGGTATTTGTATCGTCTGCTGTTACAACTACTCCAGTTATATCACCAGAACCAGCTCCTATATCAGATAAAACCTCGCTACCAGTTCTATATATAATTTTATTATTAGAATCTATACCAAGAAATTTATCTGGATCAGATCCTCCAGCTGTTGGAGAATCTAAATATACATCAGACCTAAATCTAGCTATAAAATCTATAATATATTGTCCTAACCATTTCATGATTTAATAATAACATCTACAGTACTACCACCAGCTCCTAATTTAATATAAAAATTAAAGGTATCAAAATCATATTGCAGATCATCACTATCTAAAGATAAAGTTACTCCAGCTGGAATAGACAATCCCTTCATTATATAATAATCTGTTCCTCCTGCATTCTTTAAATATAAATCTACAGCAGCTGCATCACTTGCATGTATATTAGCTAATGACATAGATTTTAAAGGTCTTACTCTAGTATTAATATCTATTAACTCAACGGCTGTAGATCCTGATATTTTATGTACGACTGATTTCATTATTCTTTTTATTTTTTTCTGCTTCTAATATAGATATTAATCCTTTTTGAGTATATAATTTTCTTGCATTTGATGTTTGCCTATACTCTGATGGTTTATAAACTAATTTTACTTCTTTTATATCATCATTAGAATCTCTCTTTATAAACCATCTACAAGATGGGCAATGAGCAGTTCTTTTTAAATGTGTTAAATAACCCATAATTTAAATTTTATTTCCTGTTCTTAAACAAATACATTTATCTTTAGTTGTAAATAATCTACGCTTACAATCTTCATTATGTAAACCTAAATAATGCAACCATTTATACTTCCTTAATAATTTTCTTAAGAAGGCCATATTACTACTATATTACCTCGGGTCTTCACGATTTCCTTTTTTACGCTGTCCTCTAAGAGCTCCAGCTTGAGTTATTTCTTTTTCTACTTGATCTCTAACTTTTGTTAGTGACTCAACAATACCACCAATAGATTTTAAACTATTAGTAATATCACTAGGTTTATAAATAGGTTTATTCTTATCATCTCTCTCATCTAAATCCACAGACTCTAAATAATCAGTTAACTTACTTACAGTAACCAAAGATGAATTTAATAACCTCATAGAAGGAGTTTCTTGCAAAGATTTATACTTTTTAATAGCCTCTTCTACAAGATCATCAGGTTTATAGTTTTCATCTTTCATAAAATCTTTAGCTACAGTATGTTTAACCACACTAATATCTAAAGATAACAAATATGGAGATTTAAAATCGCTGAGATAATAAACATAAGCTAATTCACTTAAAGCTGTACTCTTATTTTTACTTTCGTCTCTATCCCAAAGAGCTTTAAATTCTGGTACTATTAGTGCTTTAGGTGAGATAGTTACTTTAAAATCTCTTAAATCAAATAAATCCATTATTCATTTGACTCTTTACAAACCTCATATCCTTCTTTAACATACAAACGCATAGTGTAGCTACCATCTTTATTAAGATCTTCTTTAGTTAATTCTTTACCAAAATAACTTTTAGCAGTAGCTAATACAGCTTCTTTATGAGTAGAATCTATTACTATAACTACTCCATGTACGGTACTATCTGTTGTACTATTATCCATTTACTTTAGCAAATAAACTTGTTTCTCTAAATACATGATAAACCTCGCCTTTATAACTAATAGGTGTATTTCCATGAGGAGGTAATAAAATCTTATCTCCTGTAGAAAAATTATTAACTTCAGGTCCTATAGCCATTACTTCTCCAACTATATCTCTATTTAGTGTTGAAGCTGTTTGCTCTGTTAATTGTATTCCTGATTCTGTTTCTGTTTTAGGCAATTCTATATATACTAATATATTATTACCTACCATTTCAATATTTGTTTTCATTATCCTACGTTTAAATCTTGGTTATTTTCTAATTCATATGCATCCCATTTACCCATAGGACACGTTTTACCAGGAGAATATACATTAGCAGGAAATTGACAACCACATTGTCCACACTTATACGTTCTTCCATCCCACATGCTTTCATCAGCTACTGTAGGAGTTTCAGCACGATGTAAAACCTTTTTATGATCTTTCGTGCCGTCTATTCTATTTATTACTTTATCTACTAGTTTATAAAATCCTGATTCTTTTAATTCAGGACATCCTTTACAAATATCAGCTCTTTCTCTAGCTATCTTTTCTACTTGAGGACTTACCTTTTCTCCGTGATAGTCTCCAAAGGCTTTCATATAATTAGTCCAGCCGTCTTTAATGTTTTTAAATATACTCATCGAATTCTCCTTTTTTAATATTTTCTACCATTATTTTAAATTGTTCTTTCGTCCATACACTATATCCTTCTTCTTCTCCACCTAAAACTACTTTTTCTAATTCTTTATGTATATTCACAGCAGGACATTTACAACTTCCTTTTCCACACATAACCATACTTATACCATCTTCTGGCGGTAAATTCCTTGTAAAATCATAATAGCATTTATTTTTTTCTGTCATTTTTTACGTTATTTAAAATAGTTAATATATCATTAGCTTGATGAAATTCATTTACAGCTTTTCTCATTTTAGCTTCATATCTTTCCATAGTATCATCTGCAGCGTCTTCTATAAGATCAAGTAATAAACTAGATGAATCATTTTTTTTACTCTCCCAATAAGTAGTAGCTAAATTTATAGCTTCATTACTTATATCATTATTTTTTTTCCCTGGCATTTTTTGCTTTATTTAGTTTATCTAATTCTTTTTTATCATCTATTTGCTCTATCATCCATTCTAATCTTTTTAACTTTACCTTAAATCTCCCTAAATTTTTTAAATAAATATTAGGTAATTCATCACTCTGCATACATTTTTTTAAGAATCTAAATTGATGCTTAATAACTTTATCTATTGCAAAGATAGGTAAATTTTTCTCTTCTGCCAAATTTTTAATAAACTCTTGCGACTTCTTCATACTGATCTATTGTATAAACTACCTCTAATCCCTTATAAAACTTAGGTAATTCCATAGTATCTTCAAGTGCTAGTATTTCTTTTAAAACCATAGACCCTAAAGGATTTATAATTAAAAACTTTGCATTACCTCTTTTTTCAATGGCTTCTTCTTTACCCATTTGGATAAGACTATCTATTCCAGTATTTTTACTTATTTCCTCCATCACTAAATGTAAAATTAAATGATAACTCGACTTCTTTTTCTTCTTTAGGTATATCAATACTTCCAATAACTTTTAACTTATTATCAGATTTATCAATATACAAAATCCCCTTTCTTTTAAAATATTTTATATAATTGTCTATATTAGAATGTTTCTTAAACCCAAATTTCTCCCTAACAAGTTTTCTAGCCTGAGTTCCGAATCTATCACTTTCCACTAAATCCCCCTCTAACTCCATAAAAGCAGACAGTATTTCAATCTCCTTTGCAGTAAGAGGTTTAGGCAATATCACATTTACTAATTTAAGATATTGTGGGTAGAACTCTTTTCTATTAACATTCTGTTTCTTCAATCTTTTCATAACTATTATATAGCAATTCAATGCAAATATATAACATTTATTTTAATTACCAAAACTTTTATTAAGTATTTATACTTCTACTAGATACACGACACCTTATCCCCCACCCGATTTTTTTGTGCCGTTTGAATTTTCCCAAGAACTTCCGAAGAAGAGATCTCCATGGATCTTTTCTGTTCAATTAAGAACAGTTGTGATATATAGTATGATTTGTATATATCATAAGACGTAGTTGCCCCGCTTCATTAAACCCTTTTTTCTCCTGGCGAGGTGTCTTAGTTATAAACTAATGATATGCAAATATACAATAAAAAAATTCTAAAAAAAAATTTTGAAGAAAAAAAATAAAAATATATATATATTCGAGATCATAAACCACCACTATCAAAGACTCCCACTCAGTTTTGTGCGGGGATAGTCCCCGTATGAAATTCTAAAATCGAAATTATGAAAGCAAAAGTTTTGTATGTATCAGAAAGTGGCAAAGCAGCCACTGTTGCCGTTGAGCAACAAATGGGTGACATTATTCAATCTACAGTTGGCTTCACCAACTTGAAGGAAGGCATCAATCCTGAGATAGGCGACTATCTCAATATTGAAGGCGCAACTAAAGTTCACACTGAAGTCTCTTCAGTCACGGACGAAGAAACTGGTGAAGTGATTGAGTTCACGTGGTTAAAGTTCTCGTAAGAGAGCTTTGCTCAAACTCTTACTACTATAAGTAGAATATAACAGATTATACGGAAGCTATGCATCCGTTCTTCCATTGATTTGGTTAAGAATCGAACAGTTAATGCTTAATCTGAACAAAAACGAGTGTTATACCTCTCAACAGGGGTATTTCACTTGTTTTTTAATACAACATACAACACTATACATTAATATAGTATAGCAATAACATAAAGAGTAATCACAATAGTAATGGAGAGGACAAACACAGTTCCACACTGAAGTAATAACTCTGTGGGACATTACTATTGTGTACTCTTTAATTTAATAGAATAAAAGACTATAAAAAGAGTAATCATGAAGAAAATAAGTAAGAACAAATACATAATAGGATCAATCATGTCTGTTATACAGGCATTCTTATTAATGTATGTAGGATTATATGGATCTAACAGTGGGTCATTTCAGAGTAATTTCTGTTTAATCTACTCATTAATCTTTTTATTTGCAGCTGCTGTGTTTGCATATGCAGATATAATCCCAAATAAAAACAAAAGAATAAAATAAACTAGTCACATTTAGGTGTGACATTGAACAGTTAGTTTAAATATCACTTGATCAGTGATTATTATTTATAACCGTAGATATAAATAGTATAAAACGTCTTGATTAAATTCAAGAAAATACTTTATAAATACCGCTAAGATACATGGATTTATTAGTACTGTTCTTTTTATATTAATATTTAAATGATATGACAATATTACCACCACTTATAATTACTGCAGTAGTAATGCTATTACTAGTATGTATAGTATATTCAGTATGTAATGATGATAAATAAAAAAAGAAATCATGGCACGAGAAAATAAAAGACTAAGTATAAAGAGAAAAAGAGCAATAAGAAGAAGAGTTGATCTAGAATTAGGTATAAGGCCTCCCTCATCTAGAGTACATAAAAGTAAGAAGGCTTATAACAGGAAGGATAAACACAAAAGAAATCATGAAAACGAATAGAATTTTATTGATTATTAGTTATTGTTTATTTATATTTTTAAATATAAATGCACAAGACAATCCTAGCTTTTATGATAAATTAGCAGTAGCAGCGAAATCATTGGAAGATTGGACTATAAAGTATGATGGTTCTTATTATGCAATAGATTATCCAATGGGTGATGTACCAGATAACATAGGTGTATGTACTGACGTTGTTATAAGAGCTTATAGGAAATTAGGTATTGATTTACAACAATTAATACATGAAGATATTAAGTACACTAGAGAAATAGGTCTAAATTGTTATCAATTAACAGATGATAAAGTTGATCCAAATATAGATCATAGAAGAGTACCAAATCTTCAAACATTATTTGAAAGATATGGAGAATCATTGCCGACAATACCTAATCCAACTAAATATTTACCAGGTGATATTGTAACCTGGGATTTAGGAGGAGGATTAAATCATATTGGTATAGTAGTAAATGTACCAAGCAACTATCACTCTGAATACAAAGTGATACATAACATAGGTTATGGACAAGTAATTGAAGATTGTTTATTTGATTGGAAAATAACAGGACATTACAGGTATTAACACACAATTAACAGTATTAACTTTAAATTAGAAATCATGGAAATTAGAAAAAAGTTCGTTCTTAAAGCAAGTTTTGAAAAACTATTTGCATTTGGTATTGGTTATGAAAGTCATAATGGTTTAGTTATCATTTTACCATTTTGTATAATAGGTATAGGAATGCATTCTATCCCTACTAAGTTGTAAAGGGAATTTATAATGTTATTCAAAATATTAGTGGTGATAGGACTAGCAATAGTTCTATTACCTTCTTCAAAAGAAAGAGATAGTTATTAATTAAAAAATTAGAAATCATGGCAGAAATAAAATATATGGTAAATAGTAAAGGACAGAAGATTAGTCCTTATAAATCAGATCCAGAAGTAATGAGGGCTAACTATGAAAGAATAGATAGAGATATAAAACACAAGAGAATAGAAAAAGGATTAGGATATGGAATACTTACATCAATAGCAATAGCTATTATATGTATGTTTTTATTCTCATCTTGTATGTCAACTCAATCTTCTTGTGGAGGATTTAGTTGGCAAGCAGCGCAAAATTGCCCAGCTTATAGGTAATAAACAAACGATGCGAACGGTTCAAAGCTTTATGCTAAGCCTCATGTGCATCTCTAAGGATGAGTCCTTATATATAGGCTCATTAATAAACACATTGAAGTCCGATATGTGGGTTATTCTCTTTTATGGAGTATAATCGGGTTGAGTTTAGCGACTCAGAAATAGTGCTGACGAGCACGCTACTTCTATTCTAGCGAATAGAGGTAGTCCCAAGGCGAATTTTATCAATTTATTTAAAAAAGAAATTATGAAAGATATATTAAAAATAATATTAGAATTATTAGGAATAGTAATTTGGGTTGGATTTTGGGGATCTGTATTAGGAACATCAATATTTCTTCTCATTTTATATTTATCAGGATTTTACAGTTTATATTAACATTTAAAATATAAAAAGATGAAGAAAAGATATTTAGTACAGCAAATAGGATGTATGTGTTGTGGAGTTAGTACATATTTCATAGCAAATGTAGATACAATGGAAGAAGCAGAGAAAATAAGAGATAACCATCCAGATACTTGGGATAGTGAAGGAGGAGATGGCATGGTAGTTATATGGGATTTAGAAGAGGATGAAAAGTGTGTTGATGAGAATAAATGTAAAGTTAAATAATACTTAAAATATAAAGATATGAAAGCAGAAGATATATTAAATTCAATACAAATAGGTCATGATGGTGCTGGCCAAGCTGATTATGACATATTAAACTATGAAGATGTATTAGAAATGATACAAAATTATCCATCAGCAAGAGGTAATGCATGTACAATAGATGTACAAAAAGAGTTAGAAGCAACTAAGAATGAATTGCTTAATGAAAGACATAAAGCTACAACAGATATAAAAATATTAGAAGGAAAAATAGATATATTAACAGAAATTATAATTAAACTATTTAATAATGGAAAAGGAAACTAAAAAGCCAGTTATATTTCAAGAAAATATAACGCAGGATTTGTTTACTATTAGAAATAAAGGATATAGATATAAATTATTATTAGATGGAGCTATGGAAATACTATATACTTTACAAATAAGTAAAGATGTATACAAATTTATTCAAAAAGTAAATTTAAAATCTTATAATCAAAAGAATATAGATATAAGTTCTAGAAATTACCATGTTGGTAATTATGATCTTAAATGTAGATATTATATTCACATTTTTGATGTAGTGAAATCATCTCCAAAGTTCTATGAAGATATAGAAAATAAGATGTATGAGTTAAAGAAAACATTAATGTCTGTAATTAGATCTAATAAAATTAGATTAATATCTAAAGAGATGAAAGATATAAAAGAAGGAGAATGGGTAAAATAATAACAATTAAATGAATTTAAAATGAAAGCAATAATAAAAATAATAATGCTATCTTTGATTAGTACTGTTTTTATGTTACTAAGTCATAATAGTTATAGCCAAACAATGGCTAATGATTTTAAATATAATAAAGAAATTACACTCAAAGTTATAGATAAGATAATAGAAGAACCTTATACAAATTATGCAATTGCATTAGAAAATGGTGATACCTATTATTGTACATTTGGAGAATTTGCATTGATTAAAATAGATGATTTAATTATATTTAGGAAAAACTTTTGGGGTAGGTATAAATTTGATAGAGTAATTAAAAAAGAATAGATATGGCAAAAATGAAATTAGTAAGTATATTGGTGGAAAAAGAAAAAAGTTTAAGAGAAGCGTATGAAGCCGCAATAGAAGATGAACAAGTGAGATTTCACTTTGAAGGCGCAATGTATTATACTACATATGCAAAACACTTATTAGACTATATTAATGATTATAAAAAACTATTGAAAAATGAGCAAAACAACACAACAGAAAACCTCTGATAAAGATTATATTATTGGAGAATATTTACAAATAATTATACAGAATCAAGAGTTATTATTAAAGTGTATACAAGAAAACAGAGATTGGATCAGAAAGAATGCAGAATTTAATGGAGATGTAGCAGAGCAACTTTTAAAATTAATTAAAGCATATGGTGATGACTGAAGTAGAATTTATAAAAGAAGACAGAGAGATTGAAATAGTTGGTGTTAGATTATCTGATAATCCTAAAGCCATTAGAATAAAAAGTTCTAATGGTATAAAAGGATATATTAATATAACAAAAGAAACTGATCAAGAACCAGTTGAGTATTATTTAATAGATTTTGTTAGCGTTAATTGTCCTTTTGGATTAGTTAGATCTAGATTAATGTTTCAGTCTAGAAATAGTATAGGCATTCCTGTTTGGAAAAGAGTACCACCTGATAAAGCACTTAATTATATTGGAACAAAAATAGCTGGTGATATAGTTACAAGAGAAGTAATTCCGTATAAGATAAAAGATGAATTAGTTCATACAGCAACATATGTTATATTACCTGGTGAAAATATCTATTCTATATTTAAAGGACATGGTCATATTATTATAAATAATTTTGAAATGACTTTAGAGAAATCTGAAGATAGTATGATAGATAGTTCTGAATATGAAAATATATGTAGTATGATAGAAGAAATAAATATTAACAACAAAAACAAGAAAGATGGAAATAAAATTTAATTTTGACCATGAAGAAAAACATTTCTCAAAAGCTGTTCCTACTAATTTAGATCCTATGGATATACCTAAATTTATGCATGAAATAGGTGCAAAAGAAGGAGATATTAGTAAATCTTTACTTATAGAAAAAATAATTAAAAAAGTTAATCCAAAAAATGCTAATGATATATTAGTTTTAGGCATGGCATTTGGTAATGCAAATACTGTACATAGAATGACAGAACAAATGGCACACCATTTACCTCCACCTGAAATAACTAAAGCATTATTCGAAAATATACTTGAAAGAGCATATGGAAAAGAAAACAGCTATCAAGCATATGGTGTTGATAGAGAAGGTTTTGAATCTCATTTAAGTGAGAAAAAGAATGATTTCTAATATTATAAATGTATAAAAATAAATATTATGGCTAGTAAAAAAGATACAGTTAAAAATTATGATATAGTAAAAGCTAAGTTTAATCAAACAAAGAATATAGTAGAACTTTGTGATAAATTTAGAAACTATAAGGAAACTATTAATAATGCATGTGAAGCTATTATTAATATGGATAAGAATTCTAGTATTAATAAAATATCTATTAATGTAGAAATTAAGTTACCTGATAATAATAAGGATGAATATTCTTCTAATGCTGATGGATTATTAAAATCTTTAGCTGATGTAGATAATCCTAGTGATTTTGTAGATAAACTTAAACAAATAGATAAATATATTAATAAGAAAGACAAATATAAAGATGAAAAGATTAAGCTATCTAATTTTAATATAAATTTAAAAGATTTAACAGACAATTCTTTAATTTCTATATTAATGAGAATAAGAGATATTATAGATAATGAATTAGAAGATTGTTCTGATAAATTTAATAAAGTCTTTAAATGATTTCTTGTTGTGTGTTGTACGAGGAGAGAGAACGGAGTATTACAAGTATTACGACTAGCCAATTTGTAGCTCCGTTCTTTTTTTATTAACTAAAACCAAATAATTATGTCAAAAGAATCTGCAATAGAAATTTGTAAAAATCTATCTAAAACAATAACTAGAATGAAAAGAGTTGTAATGGATAGTCCGTTTGATGTTCCAAGTGCTAAAAAAAGTACATTAAAGAGAAAATTAATAAACTTAATGAAAAAATATAATTTAAAAGAAGAAGACTTATGGACGAAGATATAATAAAAAATTTTATAGAAGAACAAAAAACAGAACAAAGATTAAATGAATTATATAAAAGTACTGTAATTAATTTTGATAACTATTTTAAATATAGTGGAGAAATAGAATTAAGTGTACCTTTATATAAATTTGAATCTTATAATACAATGAAATCTCCATTTAAAACTAACAGAAGATGCCATGATATACACACTATTATGTTGAAAAAAAATATGTAATAGTTGCTAATGTATATTATTTTTTGTATGTTTGCATTTAATATGAAGAGAAGAGTAATAAATATATTAAATAAAGACAAACAAAGACGTACATTTAAGTTTTTACCTGAAGACGAAGGAGGAATAATTATTTATTCTGATGATCCAACTTCATCCATAAAATATGATGATAAAGAAGAAGGAAAAATAATAGAAATAGCGTATGAAGGAGGCCCTGTGCTATCTATAGGTAATACTATAACATTTAATGAAAGAGGTAAATATAAAATAATAGATATATATAATTATTTACATAATGATTCTGAATGTTATTTATTAGATGTTTTAAAAACAAAATAATGGCTAAAGATAAAAAAGAAGATAGATCTGTAGAAAAAGAATTTAAATTTTCTAGTGCATCATATAGATTAGAAGGAGAAACTTATGAAGAGTATAAAGCTAGACGTAAGTTAATTAAAACAATAGAAAAACAAAAACTTAAAGGTAAACATATATGGCCAAGTAAATTAATGGGAACTTATTACAAAGAATTTAAAGGTCATGAAGAAGATATGGTAAATCAAACCATAAAATATATAGAAGCCGCACAACAACAATCAGAAGACACGCCACCTGACGAGACTGAAGATTAAAAATATTTCACCCTCACTTTAATAGGATTGTATAGTTTATACATTGAAGAACTATACCTAGATTTTTATAGTTTCCGTTTTTATCTAGATCATGGATCCTATTAGAGTTGAGGTATTTTTTTAAGTATTAACCAATAAATTATATTATTATGTCAATTGAAAAACCAACTAAAGAAGAAATTAATGATTTTAAATTAGCTACATTAAAGTTTGTTACTAATTTATATTTAAATGAAAATTTAAGATTATCTCCAGCTTTATTTTTATTATCTAAAGATGGTTATAGAAAGAAATTTGGATTACCTATGGAAGGATTCGAAAGTCAAAATGGTAAGGACGCAGTATTAGAAATAATGTTAGATATGATCAGAACAGCTGAAACTAATATTATTTGTTTTGCATCTGAAGCTTGGGCATTACCTAGAGAAATAACAGAAAATTTAACTAAAGAAGAAGCAATGCAGATGAGGCCTTCTCAGCATGAAGAAAGAATAGAATTATTGAATTTATGGTTTGAATTTTTAGGAGAAAATATGGCAGCAATGAGTTTTGAAATAAAAGAAGAAAATAATAATCTTAGTTTAATTCCTAGAGATGACCTTATTATAGAAGGTGAAGATGCTAAAAGCATGAGTGGTAGATTTGTTGGGCTTTTAAAGAAAGCTTATAATATGTGTGATGATTGTAAAGAAGAATTAAAAGATGATTAAATATATAAGTAATAAACAAACAGTTTTTAATAATTTAGAAACAGCTACATTAAATGATGTAATAGATTATTTTAATTATAAAACTTTTGTAGCTATAGATACTGAAACTGATGGAGTAGACTGGCATAAAAATAAAGTTATTATGCTTCAAATTGGAGATGAGAATGTGCAGTTCGTTATAGATACTAGAGATATTGATATAAGTATATTACGCCCTTTATTTGAAGACGATAGATGGATCAAATTAGGCCATAATTTAAAATTTGATTATAAATTTATTTTAAGTAGTTTTGGATTTAGATTGAATGGTATATATGATACTATGTTAGCAGAGGTAGTCTTAAACTGTGGAAAAAGAGGATATGGATATGGATTAGATAAAGTATTGCTTAGGTACATGGGAGTAGAAATGGAAAAGGATACTAGAGGAGAGTTTAGTAAAATAAAAAAAGGTGAACCATTTACAGAAAATCAAATTATATATGGTGCTAAAGATGTAGAATATTTGATACCTATAAGAGAGAAACAAATGGAATCAATTAATAATTTAGATCTGAAGAACGTTTTAGATTTAGAAAATGGGGCCTTAAGAGCATTTGCTGAAATAGAATGGAATGGTATGTGTTTTGATAAAGACAGGTGGCTGGAGCTAGCAAAGAATGCCGAAGATACTTCACAAGAATTAGAGACTGAACTAGATAATATAGTACTATCTACAAAAGAGTTAGAAAAATTCAAACTACCTGGTATTCAATTAGATATGTTTGGTAAAAAAGGAAGGGAGGTAGGTATTAAATGGTCGTCCCCGTCACAGGTAACTAAAGTATTACAAACCCTGGATCCTAGTTTACAGAACACTAATATGTTAGAATTATTTAAAAGGCAGAAGCAGCATATTCTTATTAAAACTATAATAGATTATAGAAAGAAAGCTAAATTAAGAACTACATATGGTAAAGAATTTATTAAATATTTAAATAAAAGTAGTCAAAAAATACATACTGTATTTTGGCAAATATTAAATACAGGTCGTGTGTCTTCTGGGCAAAAAGGTAAATATTCATATCAGAGTTATCCTAATATGCAAAATATACCAGCTGATGATAAATATAGAAACTGTTTTCATGCTGAAGAAGGATGGAAATTAGTTACTATGGATTATTCAGGCCAGGAGTTAAGATTAATTGCTGAGGGATCGAAGGACCCTATGTGGTTAACTGCATTTAATAAAGGAGAAGATGTTCACGGTAAAGTAGCTGCTTTAGTATTTGATATAGATATAAATAAAGTTAAAAATAAACCTGATTTTTTAAGAGGTAAATCTTACAGAGATGTAGCCAAAACTATTAATTTTGGTTTAGCTTATGGCATGTCATATATGAAATTAGCAGATACTTTAGATATACCACAGACAGATGCTAAACATTTTATTGATAAATATTTTGAGTCTTTGCCTAAAATTAAAAAGTTTCTTAATTCATTAGGTAATTATGGGAAAAAATATGGATATATTAAAACATTTAAGCCTTATAGAAGGATTAGATGGTTTGAAGATCATAAAGATTTAGACACTATGCCAAATTCTCATAAATTTCAAAGATTAGGCGAAATTGAACGAGCATCTAAAAATACACCGATTCAAGGATCAGGAGCTGATATGATAAAACAAGCATTAGCCTGGATTGCTGATTATATTATAATGAATAATTTACATGATAAAGTTAGAATAGTTTCACAAGTACATGATGAAATAACTTGTGAAGTAAGAGAAGATTATGTAGATCATTGGGTAAGTCAGCAAGAAAAATTAATGTTAGCAGCAGGTAAAGTTATCTGCAAAGACGTTGATATGGTTGTAGATGAAAATATATCAGATAAATGGTGTAAATAAATAATATAAATAGAAGAGAGTTTCATACCTCAGAAGTACTGGAAATAGATTCCCCAGAGAATAAATTAAACGAAACACTATAGTGGTTTATTCCTGAAGGGTACAACAACGTTACTCAGGTCAGCTGGACTCTCTTCTTTTTTATTTAATATTTAAAATTATGAAAGAAACAATTAAAAAGTTAAAAAAGAATAAAATAACTAAAAAACAATTCAGAGAAGAACTTCAGAAAATGATAGATTTTCAAAAGTATATATTAAATCTAATAGATAATGATATGAAGAAGTTTAATAAAATTACAGGATTAGACTATGTTCCTTATGATAAAAATGGATACATAGATATAATTAAAATTGAATCTTGTATAAGTAAAATAAAAATAAAACATATTAAATTTAAGAAATAATGGAATATACAAATATATTTGTACCTTTACTGGTAATAGCTATATCAATAGCAGGAGGAGCAATACTTGGATCGTTGTTAACGTTTTCTGTAGTATCAATAGAAATTAAAGATACGCGAGAAGAATTAGATAAATTCAGAAAACTATATTTTGCAGAGGTAGATAAATGGAAAAATAAATATACAGATAATAATCCAGAAGATGATAGATTTAAAACTGTAGTATTTAAAGAAGATAAAAATGATTAAAGGTCGTTATGTCATGATTTCTGCCTTTAATTAATAGGTTAGAAAGAGAGAAAACTAGATAGTATATGAAATATTGCGTTAGTAATATACATACAGTTATGCAATTTCTCTTTCTTTCCTTTTTACAGTTCTAGGGTAAGCTAGAACTAATACTTGTTTTATCAGTCGTAGTACCAAAAGAGCGCTTACCCGCTCTTTTATTAAATTACACACAACATGAAAAAACAAACAAAAAAGAAAAAACAGCTTTTTGGTAATGACAGAGGGCCTCACGATAGGTTTATGCCTGATATAGAAGAAGTTATTTTAGCTGAAGGTCCTAATAAAAAAAGATTACAAAAGGGAGTAAATGAAACAATGGAAAAGCATCAGTTTGTACCTCTAAGTCCAATGTATTATAATAAATCTTCCAAAACTTTTACACAAGTAATGGCAAGATTTAGAAAAATTATAAATATTTTAATATGAATAATAAAGATAAAGAACAAAAAGAACATATAGATGCGTGGATAAATAATAATTGTAAAGGAACTTCTATAGCAGCTACAGGTATAGGTAAAACTAAAATGGGATTAATGGCAATTGATCATATTTTATCTAAAGATATATATAATAAGGCTTTAATAGTTGTTCCTACTGAAAATTTAAGAGATAATGAATGGCCAAATGAATTAAAAAAATGGAAATTATCTAAATATAAAGATCGAATAGATATACAATGTATACAAACTGTATACAAATGGGAAAATTATACCTGTTCTATATTAATAGTAGATGAAGTACATACTACTTTATCTTATGAATATAGAAACTTATACGAAAATAATAGTTTTGATAATATATATTGTTTAACAGCTACAGAACCAGAAAATGATGAATATAAAGAATATCTAAAAGGATTTGCGCCTACAATTAAAAAAACAGATACTTTAGATGCATTAGATCTAGAATTAGTATCACCATATAAAGTATATAATTTAGGAGTAAGTTTTACCGAAGAAGAAGTTAAAGAATATAAGAGATTTGATACATTATTTAATAAAGCAACTAATGAATTAGGAGGTAGATTTGTAGCTTTTGAGAATGCTACAAAATTAAAGAATTCTAAAGATAAAGAAGAAGCTAAATGGGCAAATATATTTTATATGGCAATGCAAAAAAGGAAAAATATTTGCTATAATGCTGTAAATAAAGTAGAATTAATCAAGAAAATTGTTAATAAATTTCCTAACAGAAAGGGTCTTGTTTTTAGTCAAAGTATTAACTTTGCGGAGAATCTACAAGATATTTTAGGAGAAGAGTGTATAACTTTTCATTCTAAAATGAAACTTAAAGACAAGAAACGAGCTCTCAAAGAATTCGGTGATGGAAGAACTAAAGTAAGATTAATAAGTTCTGTTAAAGCATTAAATGCTGGTTTAAATGTACCAGAATGTTCTCTTGGAATATGTGCTGCAGGTAGTTCTAAAGCATTAGATAATATACAAAGAAGAGGTAGAGTATTAAGAATGATAGAAGGTAAACAAGCTTTGTATATAAATCTCTATGTACGTGGTACTCAGGAAGTTAAATGGGTACGAAAGAGAACTCAAAATGATTATAACTGTGAATGGATAGAAACATTAAATGAAATATTAACATAAGGGCCAAACAGGTTGAGTATTTTAGAGTCTAACGAGCTAGCTTTAAAAATGTCAAATGTGGTTTATATGATAGGGAGACTGCCACCATAAATACTTGGCCGACCTCGCCCTTTAAAATTAAAATTATGGAAAAACACACACAATGGAAAATTAAAAAAGTAGGTGAACAATTAATTAATTTACTTACTGCTAAAAATCAAGACTATGGTGATTCTGCTACTCAAGGAGATCCTATATTTGGAACAAAATCGAATATGGAAGCAATGACTCCTAAACAATTTGGATTATGTTGTAGAATAGATGATAAACTACATAGATTACAAAATGGAGGAATTACAAGTAAGACAGCAGATTCATTATGGGATCTAGCAGGATATATAATTTTATTATTAATTTCACTAAACTTTACAAATTATGATACAACAGTTAAAAAAGCTAGCAAACCAGAAGAAGGAAAAGATTAAAAGAATATTTTTTAGAGGAAAATTGTGGAATATATATAAAGCTACTAAAACAAAAGAAATATTTTTTGAAGAAGAACATGATCATAAAATACATTTAAAAGAAAAACAATTTATAACAGCGGAACAAGCAGAACAAATGCATGAAACTTGGGCTGAATGGGAAGCAGAAATTAAAAAAGGAAAATGATACCATTTGGAAAACCTTTTATCAACATATTAATAGATAATAACTTAAGTCTAAAAGATTATTTTATAATATATTGTTATGTATATAATAAAGTATATTTATTACGTACTTATAAAGAAATAGATACAATAACAATGAAAGATGTTGCTCCTTTAGTCAAAGCAAAATATATAATGGTGAGAAGAGATGCCAAAGAAGTTAATTTGGATGGATTTAAGCCAACCGCTAAAGGAATAAGATTTATTAAATCTATGGTAGATAGTTTTGCAGACGCTAAAGCTGATAATTTACTATTAGGAGATGATGATCTAAACGATTTAGCATTAGAAAAGTATATTAAAGAATTTGAAGAATTTTATGAAGCATATCCTTTAAGCACTTTGAGATCTAATGGAGCAGAATCAAGTTTAAGATTACAGAAAAAATTATGCAAAGAAATATATATAGGCATTTTAAAATCTAATAAACTTAAGCATCAAAAAATGTTAGAACTTTTATCTTATTATGTAGATAATTTGAAAAAAAGCGGAAAAATGATGTATATTAAAACTCTTAAAAATTATTTAAGAGATGAAGTATATATAGATGTACAAGAGCACATGAAAAATACAAATAATAATAACAACAACAACATAGATTATGGAGGAAAAGTCATCTAAAAAAACATTAACTTATTCTCATATTAGAAATGCAGGAAAAGAAATCTTAGAATACATAGATCAACGTAGAAAAGGATTAGTACATTCTTTAGCAACTAGATGGGATAAGTTTAATAAAGCAACTATGGGTGGATTAGATTGGAACGTGATAATGACAATAGCAGGAATGTCTGGTTCTGGTAAATCAAGTATAGCAAATGATTTAGAAACTAGTCTTTTTGATAACAATCCTGATGAAAATTTTTCAGTATTATCATTTAACTTTGAGATGCTAGCAATGAAACAAGTAGGTAGAAAAATATCTCATAAATTATATAGAACTGTAGGTCAGTTATATTCTAGCAATGAAGACTTAGATGATGAAATGTATCAACGAGCAGAGAATGTAGTAAATAGTATATCTAGAAAATATAGTATATATTATGTAGATATTCCTGGTACAGTAGAAGAGATGTATCATACTATTATGCATTTTCATGAGATGAGAAAAACTAAAACTCAAGATGAAGAATACGGAACTGTAATATTAATAGATCACACTTTATTAACTAAACATAAAGCTGGAGACAGTGAAAGAGAAAGTTTAGTAAAATTATATAGAATGATGATGCTAGCTAAAAAGGAAATTAAATGTATATTTATAGTTATAAGTCAGTTAAATAGAGAGATAGAAAAATCTGATAGAATGACTAATCCTATGCAAAATTATCCTATGAAAAAAGATATTTTTGGATCAGATGCTGTATTTCATGGATCAGATTATGTTTTAATTACACATAAACCATATATGCTTAATATGCAAACATATGGCCCACATCATTTACCTGTTATTAATCCTGAAAAACCATCACAACCAATGATATATTGGCATATTTTAAAAAATAGAGATGGAGAATCTGGAATAGTAATGAGTATGGTAGACATATTAAAATATAATAGAGTAGATGAATATGATATACCTGATGAAAAAGGTCAGTTAAAAATAGAAGATATAGATAAAATAAATAATAACAAAAAAGAATAAAATGTCACAAGAAATTTTAATTATCGGAGAAAGTGGTTCAGGGAAGTCCACTAGTTTAGAAAACTTAGACCCTAAAGAAACATTCATTGTAAATGTAGGTAATAAGCCTATGCCATTTAGAGGATGGAAAGGTAATTATACTAAATTATCTAAAGAAAATCCTCAAGGTAATTATATAGAATCTGATAGAGCTTCTACTATAGTACAAACTATGAAACATATAGATGAAAATATGCCTCATATTAAGAATGTAATTATAGATGATTTTCAATATATAATGGCTAATGAATACATGCGTAGGGCCAATGAACGTGGATTTGATAAATTTACAGAGATAGGATTACATGCATGGGAGATCGCTACAGCTGGTAAAAATATGAGAGAAGATATTAATTTTGTAATGATTGGGCATGCTGAGCAATCTACAGATTTATCAGGTAGTAGAAGACTTAAATTTAAAACTGTAGGCAAATTAGTAGATAATGTAATAACTATGGAGGGTATGTTTACTGTAGTATTATTTACAGACGTGTCTTTAAATGCTGACGGTGAGAGAATATATAATTTTATAACTCAATCTGATGGAACTACAACTGCAAAATCTCCTAGAGATATGTTTGAATTTAAGATTCCAAATGATATAAGTAATGTAATTAAAACTATAAACGAATATTATAACTAATTATGTATATATTAATTTTAATACTAGTAATAATAGGAACTATATTACTAGCAAAATATGCTTTAGAGCAAGGTCTTAAAATAGAAGATAATAAAAAATTCATGAAAAACATGAAAAATTTTGATAAACCAAATAAAAATAAATAAATATGAAACTAATTGGAAAAAGAAGAGAAAGATTGAATTCTTTCGGAGATAGTTTAGCTATAAAATTAAAAGGCGAAGGCCAAATGAGACTATCACCAGCACTAATGTCTAGATTAAAAATAGACGCTAATAATAACAGAATAGGTATAGCATACCCAAGTGAAGGCGAAAAAGATTTACATATATATACTGCTCCTGATGGAGATGGTGTAGCTGTAAATAAGCAAGGATATATTAAAAATATACCTCATGACAGAGATATAAGATCATATATGGGATTACCAGGAACTGGAGAAGAAGATATGTATGTATGTGAAGAAGCTATATATAGTACAACTTATCCTGAATATGTATTTTATAAAATTGTTAAAGTTGAAGAAGATAATGATGGGTGGGAAGAAAATATAGAAGAAGAAGCAGAAGATGTACCAGTAGCTTATATAAAAGAACATCCTCCTGGTGAAAAAAGTAATGAACAAAAAGCTCAAGATACTATAAATGATTTACATCAAGCTATAGAAAAATCTGGAGGTGAAGTTGTTTCTACGTCTTCTAGTAGTGAAATTCATGACAATAGTACTAATGAAAATCATACAGATGATTCTCAAGAAGTACAACAGTCTGATAATCAAGAAGATAGCAATGTTGAAAAAGAAGATGATGCATTTGCTAATTTCGAATTAAAATAGTATTTTAGTAACCAATTTAAATTTAAATTATTATGAGTATGTATGAAATTAATCAGAGCACGCAAGTGCAAGAACAAAGTTCAGTATCAAGTATTCCTGTAGGAATAAACGATAACTGTACTTTAGAAAACATTAGTAAAGAAACTGCTAGCAATGGTAGTACTTATTTATGTTTTAGTTTTAGTGACCTAGAAGGGAACAAACTTAAACACTTAGAATGGGATGTAGATCCTGAGAGAGTGAATAAGAAAGAAGGCGAAAGTAAAGAAGAAGCTACAAAAAGAAGAGTAAATAATATGCTTATTAGAATTAAGCATATCTGTACAAAATTTGTAGATCCAAACTCTTTTTCAGTTAGCGGAAGTACTTTCAATGAATTATGTGATAATTTAATTAATTTTATGGGAACCAAATATCAAGGTACTCTTATAAGATTAAAAGTTATATATAATTACAGAGATTATGCTGCTTTACCTAATTTCTGTCCTTTTATCGAAATTATGACAACTAATCCAACTGGATTAAAGATTGGAAATAATGATAAAATGGAAAAAGAAAGCGCTAAAGCAGAAGTAGAAGTAAATTCTACTGATTCAGATGACTTGCCATTCTAGAAAGATCCACCTTGATTCAGAAACTGAGGAGATAACAGAGGCCTAAAGGACGATTAAGTTCATTCCTAGAGGACGAAACTCCTCTTTTTCTGTTTCTTTCAAAACTATAATATTATGTATAATTTAGAAAACGTTGAAGAGTATAAACCCTCTTTAACTAAAAAAGATATACTTGATGTTACTAGTGAAGAAGAAATATTTAGACATTATTTAGGATTTGATTTTAAATTAGGGAAAATGTATCATAGTCCCTTTAGAAAAGATAAAAATCCATCATTTAATATATATTATGCTCCTGGAGGAGAAATGAGATTTAAAGATTTTAACGGCTACCAAGGTAGTTGTTTTGATTTAGTTATGTTAATAACTGGATCTACTTTTAATACCTCACTTAATATTATAAATTCTGATATGAATTTAGGATTAAATGGCCCTAATAATGTAATTACAGAAAAAATTGAATATGAGTGTTTTAAAAATGAAGTAATTAAAGAAAAAAAGAATACTCTAATACAATTTAAACCACAGCATTTTACTAAAGAAGATTTAGAATACTGGGCTCAGTTTAATATAGATATTAATATACTTAAAGAATATAATGTATTTTCAGCTAAATATATATTTGTAAATAAGAAACTTATATTTAGATATTATAAAACTAACCCTATATATTGTTATAGACTTGGAGATAATAAAGTAAAAGTATATAGGCCTAAAGCTCAAAAAGGTAAATATAAGTGGTTAAGTAATGCAACTAATAAACAACTTCAAGGATTTTCACAACTAACACAAGAAACTGAAACTCTCGTGATCACTAAATCAATGAAAGACGTGATGTGTTTACGATCGTTTAATTTAGATTCTATAGCACCACAAGCTGAAACTAATCATATAGACTATAAGATTCTCGAATCATTAGATCTTCAATATAAGAATATAGTTATATTATATGATAATGATGATGCAGGTATTAAAGGTGCAAAAGAATTACAAAAAATACTTCCTAATGCTAAAATAGTATTTATACCTACTTCAACACATTGTAAAGATATAAGTGAGTATGTAAGTATGTATGGAAGTGAAAATGGAAAATATTTATTAACCAAATTAATTTAAGATGAGCGCAAATGTGTGGAAAGTAGTGCTCCCTAATTTTGAAAATAGAGTCCCTATTTCAAAAAGAAGGCGTGCTAAATATTATAATAAAATTAAAGATTCTTTAAAACCAGAAGATTTACCTCAAAAACATCAAAGAAGATTAAAAAGCGGAGAATATAACTGGGATAAAAAAGGATTTTTAGTAGACTCTGTGGGCAACAGAGTATTGTCTAATCCTTTAGTAGCAGGTAAACCTAAATACTGGACTATTAATGGGCAGAGAATATATGATGGTAGCTTGAACTATCATTCTAGAGCTAAAGTAGCTCGATGGGTACATGAATATCTAAAACCTTATATAGATGAACTTCCTATAATAAAATTAAAGAAAGGAGAATATCTAAGAGTATGGATAGATATATATAAACCAGACGAAGGTCAACCGTGGGATTGTGATAATTTATGGCCCTGGACTAAATGGTTTTTGGATACTTTGGTAGAATGTGGAAAAATATCTGATGATAGTATAGAGATCGTTAGAAGTTCTGGTCAAATATCTTATGTAGAATCTGTAGACGAAAGAAAATTAGTATTTAATTTACAAATAATATAAAATGGAAAAACAAATAAAAACATTAGAAAATCATAAGTTAAGTTTTTCTTCATTAAATTTATTGGATTATAGTCCAACATTTTATAGAGAACATATACTTAATCCTAAAGAAGAGGATACAACTTTTTTTAGAAAAGGATCAGCAGTAGATTGTATGCTTACTGAGCCCGATGAATTTAAAAATAGATATGTTGTCTCTAAATTAGAAGCCCCTGGTGGAATGATGGGAGATTTTATTAGTGCGTATATAAAGTATAAAATTGCTGCGCAAAAAGACAGAGACTGTGCTGAAGATTCATTTTTAGAAGAAGAAATAAGAGGTATGGCATATGGAGCATCTGGATTTAAAATTAAATTTGAATCCGTAATTAAAAAGTTTGAAGATCCTAATATTCAAGAGTATGTTAATTTTATAATAGAAAATACAGATAAAACTATCTTATCTGAAGACGAATATAATCAAACTGTTAATATGGTGAATATGTTAACTTCATCCGAGCACACTGGTAAATATTTTATTACAGCTGGGCCCTTACAAGAAATAAAGAATCAGCTGGAATTTGAAATGGAATATATAACTGAGTCAGGAAAACAGTATATAATTAGAGGAATGATAGATAAAGTTATTATAGATCATCATCTTAAAACTATTCAAGCAATAGATTTAAAAACTACAGGAAAACCTGTATATAGTTTTGAATCTAGTTATGTAAAATATGCTTATTATAGACAAGCAGCTATTTATAGTAAATTTATAGAAAAAGATCTATCTATATTATATCCTGGATATGAAATAAAACCTTTTTTATTTATAGTTGCAGAAACTGCTTGCAATAATCAACCATTAATATTTAAAACTAGCTCTGAAGATCTAGAAGTAGGATGGAACGGAGGCAAATCTTTATATACTGGTAAAAGAGTAAAAGGTGTAACCGAACTAATTAGTGAGGTAGAATGGCATCAAGAAACTAAAAACTGGGAAATAAAGAAAGAAGTATATAACAACAGTGGAATTATTAACTTAAATCAATTTAAAAAATATGACAACAATAAGAAAAATTAAAACAAGATTAGTAGGAAAAGAAGAAACATTTAAAGTACTAGCGCTCGGGGAGTTAACACAACTTCCCGTTTTATTATTAGGAGAACCAGGTGTTGGAAAAACTCAATGCTTAATAGATTATGCTGCAGCAAAGTATAACTATAACTCTGATCTAGTAAAAGATAAAACTTTTATTATAGAATTAGATGAAGGTACTAAAACTTCTGAAATTAAGGGTAGAGTAAACATGAAAGCTTTAATGGAGGATAAAGAATATAAAATAGATGCGCCTATAGCAGATGCTGAATTTTTATTAATTAATGAGGTAGATAAAGGTACTTCTGGAGTAAGAAATACTTTATTATCTGTAATGAGAGAAAAAGCTTTATTTTATGGAGATGAAATAAAGAAATGCGATTGGACGGTATTTGCTGGATCATGTAATGTAATACCTGAAGACGAATTAGAAAATCCTTTTTGGGATAGATTTGTATTAACTCAAAAAGTTGAAAGAGTTGGTGCAGGACAATTTAAAGACATATGGAAAAATAAAGTTATAGATTTGGATATTCCTATGCCTACAAAAGAGGATATAAATAAAGAACAAATTAGTGATAAAAACATCGTTAAATTTATTAAAGTAGTATATGAAGCTGTATCAGATAGAACTGCATCATATTTACATAATTTAGTTAAAGCGATAAAATTAATCTATGAAGTAGATGAAATAGAAGCTTTAATGAAATGTTGTGAACTTATAGCTCCTTCTCACGTTGCAGATCTTTCAAGTAAATTAGAGACAAAGAAAGAAAACAATTTGAGAACTAAAATTCAAGGGCTAGAAGGTGTTATAGCAGGAAATAATCAGAATTATACAGAAGTATATGTATCTAATATTTTAGAAGATTTAGACGAATTAGGTAAAATGAGATCTTATAAACGTAAAGTAGAAGAATTAACTGCAGATTTAAATAATCATTTCAATGAAAAAGCGAGTGATGATTTAATAATATACTACCGCGATAAATTTAAGTCTAAACCTAATCTATTACAATTTTGGCAAGATGGAGCTTTAGATACTTTAAAAGAAGTAACTTTTGCTACTGCTAATGATAATGATTATAGTGATGATATTGTTTAAATTAAAAATTAAAAATTATGAGTTACACAAATAATATAAATAATAATAATATTTTGAATGAATGGATAGATCCCGATGTGGATCTATCTGTTCAAAAACATGCTATTATTAAACCTAATCTAGAAAATTATATAGCTGATATGTTATGTAAGCAATTAAGAGATACACAATATTATAGACAATTTTCAGAGGGTATTGGTTTAGTTAATCAAGAATCAGAGAGCGATGTAATTGATCAAAGTTATGGAAAATCTGCGGCATTAGATTGCTTTAAGTTATGGTTTAATGAAAAAAGAATTGTTAAAGTAAATCCTAAAATGTATTGGTTTCATCATTTTCTATCTAGTTTAGATAATCATTTATTAAGAATGGTTACTCAAGATAGATTTGGTTTTAGTTATATAGCAGCTAAAGTAATTATAGATACTTTAGGAAAATATTTTTATGATAATTCTAGCCATGACTTTAAAGAAACAATGGATAATCTAAATCAATTAATAAAAAATGGAGAAGACATTAATCAAAATGATATTGGTAAAGGATTAAATAATGCTGCAACTAGAGCTATGAATAAGATAAGAAAAAGTATTAGAAAAGCAGATGATATGGGTATAGGTAAAGGAAATCATCCTGCAGATTTAAAAATGGTAGATTCTTTATTAGACTCTGGTATATTAAATAAAGTTAATATAACTAAAAGACAAATAAACCAATTTGTTAAAAGTATAGTAACTAATGCAACAGAATCTATAGGAGGAATAGCTAAAACTAATGAAGATTCTTTATTTGATGCAGATGATATAGATGATATTAATAACTTAGAAAACTTTTTACATGAAGTATTATATCCTGATTTATCTGTAAATGAAAAAAAATATTATATGGGATTTGATGTCTATATAGATGATTCTGGATCAATGTGCGGCAGAGTTAACTTTAATGATGGTACAGAATCACAATCAAAAACTACCACTTTGAGAACACTATCTAGAATTTTTGTTTATAAAATGCTAAAGTTAGGTATATTAAAAGATGTATATTTATTTTCCAGTACTGATCAATTAGTTAAATTAAACGAGGGTGAAATTTTCAGTAAAACATTTGATGGAGGTACTGATATTAAGCAATGTATAGATAAAAGTAAACAACAAAATAGACCAAGTATTATAGTAACAGATGGATATGATTATTTCGATCCCATTGAAGACTATTCTGATAAGGTTTACTTTGTTGTTCTAGATTGTGGAAGATTACCAGAATGTTTTGAAAAATATCACGATAATAATCAAATATTATTTTGGATAGATGGTAAGTTTGAAAAATCATTTAAAAATAAGGATGGTGGTTATTTTGAAATAGTAGCTAAATCAGTAAAAGATAGATATAGATAATTATTGAAGTAGTTTTTAGTTTTATTCGATTTTACTAAAAGAGGGATACTTAATTGTATCCCTCTCTACTTCTTTTTTTTATCCTTGCTCAAAGGAATAATTAGAATAGTTTATAAAATTTATTATGTTTTTCTAATCTATTCCATCTACCTACTTGATTATATAAAGGAACAGATTTTCTAAGATATGTATTTATTTTATCATCTCCATAATTAACGCCAGATTTAAATATTCTTTCTTTTTCAGTTCTAAATGGATAAGCAAAAGTATTATAAGCTAATTTATATACATCTTCAACCATATTCCAAGAAGCAGTAGGAGATTGCATTAACTTACTAGCCTCATTAAACCAACCGTATACAGGAGAATAAGTAGCTATTTCAGTCCATAATCTATCTGATTGATACATAAGAATATTAAATGCTTTACTTTCTTTTAAATCATCGTCTTCTTCTTCCATTCCTTTTAGCATTTGAGTAAATAATATAACACTAATTAGAAGTAATAATTCCATAGCTGATCGTTTAACATTTGCTTTCTGTGTTTCATCGAGACTATCCCAATTTAATTTAGAATTACTAAAAAAGTTTCTATAGTCTTTTAATAATTGCCATGTAAATTTAGCTGTAGTTACATACATACCTTCATCTAACATATTACGTCTTTCATTCCAATAAGATTGTCCAAATTTACTACCCCATCTACGGTTCCATCCAGGACGGGCCCATTTTCTAAATTGTATTGCTAATCTTGCAAGACCATATTTTTGCATGGCGCCCGCATCTTCTTTATTATAAATACCATGCATATATTGATTTACACCTATAATTTCTTGTCTAAATTCAGACCATTCTTTATCAGATATAAATCTTCCTTTTTTAAGTTGTGTATAACCATCTACTAATTCATATACATCGTATACAGATTCTAGCTCTTTAAATTTCTTTTGAATATCTGCTTTCTCTTCAGGAGTATTATAAGATAATCCATTTTTTCTAGCATATGCTTCAGAATTTCTATAAATTTTTCCATTACTAGGATCTACTTTATATCTTCTAAGCATAGCTAACATAGTAATATTTTGCATACTATGTTCTCCAATATGTTGCATCGCATAAGCAGAATCTGTAAAGAACTTAAATTTATGTAATTTAGATCTTTCAGGCCCTCCCGCTTGCTCAGCTAATTCATCTTGAGATTGTAATATATCAAACATAACCATTAATCCTCCTGCTTTACTATTAGAAGAAAATACATTAGATTCTTCTCCTTTTACACTAGAAGTAATTCCTTCCATTAAATACTCATGTATATTAGCATAATAATCTGAACTTGCTTTCCTATATTCTGAATAACCAAAAAACTGACTACCCGCTGCTTCTATATGAGTTTGCATAAATCCATACATCTTATTATTTATACCAGAAAATACATTCCAACCAATACCTCTAAGAGAGGCCCAATTTTGTAATACTCTAGAAGCTTTAGTCCAAGCACCTTCGTCTTCTTCAAATTTTTCATAAAACACCATCTGTATCCAATCATCAAAATGTTTTAATATATTAGACTCTGATGCATCATCAGTTGCATCTCTATCTTCATTCATATCTTGCTTAAAAGTTTTATCTATAACTCTTTTACCTCTTCCTAATATACTTCCTGTCTTTTTTCTTATTTGAGTATGAGTCAATATTTCTCTAGCAAATAATACTTCTTCCTCCATAGCTGTTTTAGCTCTATGATTTAAAGCCGTATCTATAAAACGAGGCATAGTTTTTTCTAGATTAAAATCTAATCTTTCTGCATGTCTTCTTTTATTTTCTTCTCTAATTTTTTTATTTTCTTTTATTCTCTCCTCTATTTCTTCATTAGTAAGACTTTCATTATTTATATCTTTTAAATCTAATTGATCTAATTTAGTCATATAATAGAAAGGTATGAAATTAATTACTTTACCAGTTTCATCTACTAATACTTCTTTAGCTTCATCTTCTTGAAATTCTTCTTGTTCTTCTTGTAAAGTTCTCCAACCTACATTATCTCTTAAAGCTTGTATATAGTTTCTCTGATCTAGAGGAACAGCAGGTAAAAATCCTCGTCTTAAAAAATCATTATTACTGTGCGCTGTTAATTCGTTTATAAGACGTTGGTAATATTCATAAAACCTTTTTTTAACTGGATCAGACATTAAAATATCAAATTTAGGATTACGAAATTTTTCTTTTTTCATTTCAACAACTTCTTTACCTCTAGGATATAACCTGCCTCCACGTCCACTATAAAAATTATCTTTTAACCATTGTTCGAATCTTTCAGGAGATAATTTTGCTTTTTTAGCTTCAACTATTTGTTGCCAATTTTCAATAGGTTGTGTATTTTCTTGATAAAAATCTCTAATTAATTTCTTAGCTTCTTTAAGTAATTCGCTTCTTTCTTTAGTACCTTTAGCTAAAGCATTAGCTCTATTCATTAAACTAAAATACCTATCAAACATTTCTGATTTTAACCTATAAAACTCAGCCTCATCATATTCTTGTATAAAACGACCTGTTTTGATTCCATCTACTTCTTCAAAAAAGTCTTCTAATTTTATACCATTTTGTTTAAGAATTTTTACTTCATCTTCCCACTCTCTCTTTAATCTTATAACATCTAATCTTTTCTTGTCTAATTCTTCAGCTACTCTTTTTCTTACTAAAGCTATAAAAGAATGATTTGTATCAGCTAAAGCATCCATCCAACGCTGAGTCCCAGATTCATCAAAATTATTTTCAAATATATTTTCAGCATTATCTAATATTTCTTTATTAGAAGTATATTCTTTAAGTTGCGTTATAAAAGCTCTTTTACCTAATCTTATACTTCTTGCTCTTAATTTAGCTATTTTTCCTATATTATCTTGTAAGCTTCGTATTGCTTTTTTTATAACAGGAGGATATTCTGCTCTATCATCTAAATCAGATATATCATTAAAAGAGTCTACCATAACATTAGCATGATATAAAGATCTAATAACTGACATTAATTTCACTTTAATATCCTCTTCTAATCTATTAATATCTTCTTGACTTAATTGTTTACCATTTAATTCTTTTACCGCGACAGCGTTTTTTAATCTATCAATTTCATCCAGCATATTTTCCACTTCTATAAGACGACCTTCAATACCTGTTGCTCTTTCTACCACATTTCCATTGTCATCTTCTATTTGAATAACACGTCCTAAAGTACTAGATATATATGTATTTAACTTTTCTAATTGTTCATGAGTATCTGCTTTTTGTATTTCATCAACTATATCTTTTAAACTTTCAGAAAATTCAGGAGCAATAGATTTAAACTTACGTATTTGTTTATGTAAATTACCTATTTTATTACTTAAATATTTATTAAGTTCTTTTTGATTTAATCCTTCTTCTACATTAATAGAATGCTGTGTATAGTCAGATAATTTTCCAGATAAATTTCTTTGAAGATTTTGGTTAAGCATTTCTGTAGCTAATCTTTTAGCAATATTAGAACTATTTAATCCTAATACTCTAGATATAGCTGAAAAAATAGCATTAAGTACCCTTTGAAACCTACTCTGATCTCGTTGTGTATCAAAAATTTCAGCACCTTCTCTTCCAATAGCAGTTACTAATACTTCCTTAGCTAATTTATTAGGAGTTAAATGAGGATAAGCTGCTTCTACCTGTTTCCATAATTCAGTATTCTTAAGTTGGTTTATACCAGCTATAACAAGAGGATGATCCTCTCCAAGTAGATCTACATATATATGACCAAATTCATGTATAATTGTATCTTTAAATACTTTATCAGGATTAAGTCTAATAACAGCTTGATTCTCATCAGTGGCAGGATCTACCTGAGCTCTTCCTACTATATCATAATCTTCTATAATACTAACATTAATACCTACATTTCTAAATGTTTGTTTAAGTAAATTTATTTTTCTAGTTGTATTTTTACTAGATTCTCGTGCCATGCTAATAGGAGTAGTATCATAACTTTCAGAAAATTCTAAGATCGCTCTATATTCTATTTCTCCATTGTTATCATACTTATAAGAGAAATCTGGAGATTCATATTTATTTGCTAACCATGTTTTAAATATATCTGTGTTAGCTAAAGCATATAAATTTTTAGCATACTCTTCCCCAAATATATCATTCAAATCATTAAATAATTTACTATCTTTACCATTCTTAGCTTTTATTATTAATCTACATGCCATATTTAATCACATTTAGTTTCTGAATTATCATCATTTTTCTTCTTCTCAACCTGTTGTTGTTCGAATAATTTTAACATCTTATCCATAGTAGGATTTTCTGTTTTACTTGGATCAGATTTTACTTGTTTTCTATAAGCTGGATTTAATCCATAATCCTTTATATGTTTTTCTATTGTAGCTTTAAATTTATCAAAAGAAACTTTTTTAGCTGTTTCCTTCATTTGATTACGAGCTTCAGATATTGCTTCTTTTGCAGTCTTTGACTTTTTATCTTTTCCATATTCAACAGATACTGCCCTAGCTCCTGTTATAGCTTCAGATACTGTTACAATACCACTAGTTTTATTTCCTTCAGTTTCTATAAAAAACTCTATACCTTCCCAACCTTTTACATCATATTTCATTTTTTGAGAATTTTTAAGAGGTACTTTTACAAAACCTTCTTCTGTAATAAATTTATGAAAAGAATCTACTTTAGTTAATCCTACTTCTTGTTGCATAGAACGTGTTTTTTTCTTTTCTTTAACTGTAGAAGCAAGTGCTTCTATACCAAATCTAGCTTTAAACTCATGTTCATCTGAAATATCATTATTTTCCTTATCTCTAAACATCCAACCTCTAGGAGCTAAAATAGTATTCTCTATACCTAATCTCATAGCTGCTTTAGTACCAGCTTCATCAAATCCTGTCTGTCCTCCTGTATTTATCTTAATATTTTTATTCTTAAGATCAGGATGAGCTAATATTTGTTTAACTAATTTATACACTGAATCATCTAATTGTTTTTGAGTAGCTCCTTGTTTAGCCATTTTAGCTATACCATGACCCGCTATATTAACAGTTACAGCTCCTTTGCCTTTATTAGCATTATTTAATTGATTAACTATATCTTTAACTAATTCATCAGTTATTTGAATAGTACCATCTGATTCTAATCTAATACCTATATACTCACGTTTAAACCTATCTACATTAATTTTTGTAGTACCTCTTACTCCTCCTGATCCTACATTAGGATCAAAAGAAAAATCTATAGTAGCATGTGACTTAGTATTTTCCGCAGTTCTAGCTGCATATCCAGATTTAGAGTGTATTTTAAAAGAAGGATCAGCCTTAATCTGTTTAACTTTAGGAGCATTAGTATCTTTCTCATCTGCTTTTTCAATTGCCTTCATTATTTTATCAGTCCTATCCTTGCCACCTTGACTCATTTTTTCAAACGCAGCCATAAGTTTTTTCATTTTATCAGGATCACCATCTTCCATCATTTCTATTGCTCTTTTTTGCGCCTCACTAACAGTTATACCATATCCTTGTTTAGATGCTTGTTGAGTATCTTCTATTTCATCTAATACTTGTTGTCTATCTATATCACCATTTAATACACCATCTATATAATCCATAGCCTCTTGTTCGTTAGAAAAAGGAAAAGCTTCTCTATATGGATCGTTAGTATCTAAAATAGATTTGGTACCAAACTCCATTAATTTACCAGGAAGACTAGTCCTTGACACAGGTATCCAATATAATTTTCCAGTACTAGGATCTTCTCCATATTGCATATATAAAACATCAGAAACTAATACCCAATTACCTTTATTTTTACCACGAGTAATTTTCTTATATATAGGAACATATACATACTGTGAATTTCTAACATTAGGAGGTTCTTTATCTAATTTTTTTCTGCCTTCAGTTACAATAATACCATCTCTATTAGGAACCCAATTACCTGTACCTCTAACAGTTTCTACTTTACCTTGATATTGTCTAGTCTTCTTATCCCAACGTAATACTTTAGTAGTTTTTCTTTTAACTCTAGGAACCATATCATGTCTAAACCAATTAGCTCGTATAATTTTATGAATTAATTCATTTAAATTTTCTTCACCTGTTTTCATAGGATCATTACCCATATTAAAACTCTGTAATTTTCTTTCAAGATGCGCTCCTAATTGCTCGTCCAATTTAATATTAGTATCAATAACTTCAGTTAAAGAATTACGTCCAAAGTTTAATCCTCTAGTTATAAATTCATATTGAAGAATCTTTTTAGCTATTCTTTGTAATTCTTCTCTTACATCTTCTGGTAAAGATCTACCATCAGCATCTAATGCAGTGCCTCTATACATTCTTAAAAGAGATCTACTTATATGATTCTGTATAACAGTATCTTTAGGTATTTCATTAACTTCTATAAATTCTATACCATTATTATTCTTTTTATCTTTTTCAGATAATTTAGGATTTAAAAAAGCTAATATATGACCATCTGATTGTGCTAAACTAGGAAATCTCTTTTGAATACTAGCTATATCTTCAGCTAAAGATGTTATATTTCTATCTTCTTTAGAAGTAATTCCAAGTATATCTCTTTTATCAGAATCACTTAAATCACTAAATATATCTGCATCTTTTAAAAGATAAGATACTACCCAATTTCTAACTATCGCTTCTATTCTATCATCATATTTAAAGAATCTATCTCCTCTTAAAGTTTCCATAACTCCATCTAGTATCATTCTAAAACTAGGATGTTGTTCTATAAAATGTTGTCCTACAGATTTTATACTTAATTGATTAGAGAATCTATATACAGTATCTAAAGTAGGATATACAGATTCTGCATCTCTACCAAAATAAGAAGGATGCAAAGCTAAAGCAGCATCTATTAATTCACCATTTTCCAATTCAACCTGTATTGAACCATCATTATCGAAATGAGAATCTAATTGCCGTTCAAAATTAGAAGTAACAGTCATTTGTGGTCCTGCTCCTATAGTATCAGCTTTAGTAATTGATACTGTAGAACTAACAGCACTACCTATTTTTCTAAAATATTCGAAATTATTTAATACTTGTAATTGTTTTTTATAATACTCTATTTTTTCTTCTTTAGTTAAGTTATCGAAATTTTTACTTGTTAAGTATAAATCTTTCAATTCGTTTTTACTTAAAGGAACAACTTCTTCAGAAATACCTATTATTTCTGCTCTTTTATTAAAGTAATCTGACCATGATATATCACCTTTCTTAGCTCTATTTAATAAAGTTAATATTTGTTTTTGTTTTTCATCAGATAATAAAGCAAATAATTTACCTTGATAAGTAGGATTAGTAGATACGTTTAAAAACGAATTTCTAATATCTCTAATTATTTGATGAACAGGAGTATTATCCCCAAGAATACCTCTAGCTTCATAGTATTTATCTTGTACTTCTTTTACAATCTGTTGTTTAGTTAACCAAGCTATATCTTTCCAAGGAATACCTACTAAAGTAGCTGCAGCTACCATAGGATAAGTAAAAGCTTTTACATTAAAAGAACTAAATGTAGGATCACTACTAATATCAACAGCACCAGTAATACCTTGAGCTGAATGTTTAAGAACTAAATCACCATTTGCATTTAAATGTGTATTGTCTCTAGTCCAACCTATTAATTCATGTGTAACAATAATAAACTCACCTTCTACTCTAACATTTTCTTCACCATATCTAGCTTTAAAATCTTCTACATTTCTCTTAATTTCTATACCAGATGCTTCATCTATTTCTGTTAATCTATATTTCCAAATAAAAGGTTCAGATAAAACCATCTTAGTATTTTGAGCAATAGCTCCAAACTTATTAAATGTAGCAGATATACCTTTAAGTATTCTACCAGATATATTTCTTTTACGCATTTCATCTTGTCCTGAAAATGAAGATATATCAAATGTTTCTTCCTTTATATTATCAATATTATCCATCTCCTCTCTGATCTCTTTAAGATCATCAAAATTACCTGTATCTAACATCTCTGATAAATGATATCTATTTTTTAATACAGACATAAACGTATCTAATAAACCATTATTTCTCTGATCTCTACTATTTTCCGAAGGACTTTTATCATCATCATAGTGAATCTTCTTACCATTTTCAGAAGTATATACCATAACTTGCATCTTATCAATATCAAAATCGGATCCAGTTTGAGCTATAATATCATCAGGTAAAATAATTATATCACCTGTAGCTGCAGGAGTAAATCCTACTACTTTAAATACTACCATAGAATGCTTAGCTTCAGTAGGAATACGATACCCAATCATTTCTAATACTTCAGGATCTATTTCATTAATAGGAATAGGAGTACCATCTGGTCGATTAAACATATTAGGACGAGATACAATAACTTCAGCTGTTATAATTCCAGATTCAGAATCTCTAGTAGTTCTTAATCTTTGGCTTGCATCATGTCCATCAATATATTCAACTCCTTGCATTCTCTCTTCATTCAGAGCTTGAACAGATTCGCTTGCTTTCTTACCAGTTCTAAAGAATGCTCCAGAAAATTGAACAGAAGTAAATCCTGGAAACTTTTGATTAGTTACATTATTTGTAAATAAAGAAAGTAATACTGATTCAAATTTAGATGCCATTCCTGAGAAAAATAAAGGTAAATTAAATTCATCTGTACCTGGTTTAGGTAAAATAGCTTTTATATAATTATCATTAAGTCCTCTCTTAGTTAACTCTCTTATTAATAAAGCTCTTACTTTCTTATTATTTTTAAATATAACTCGTATACCTCCAACTGCTGTTGAATCTTCTACTATTTCAGCCCCAATCTCCATTAAAAGATTCATAGCATCTTCTTCGATATTAGCTGCTGCTATAGCAAGATTCTTTTGTAATAACTCTTTACCTGTAAAAGAAATTTCACTAAATGCTACTTTATATATAGAATCATTAGATAAATTAGTAAAAATCAAATCTTTTATCTGAGTACCTAATGTTCCAGTAACTTGTTCTAATTTAGTAGGAACATCTTGCTGCCTCATCCATCTATTATTATCTAATAATTCTACATGGAATTCATCTGCCATAACTAACTCTTCAAATATATCAGGAAGTATACGACCATTTTCGTCATGAAGTTTAAATACACTTAAAGTACCTACTTTAGATGCAGATTCAAATACAGTTTCGTCTATACCATATGCATCCATTTTATCTGCTAAAATCTCTAGATCTGTGCCTTTAATTAATTGAGGAATCAAAGGTACCGTAGAATATTTAAGTTGTCTAGATCTTAATCTGTTTGTATTCTTATCAATAGATCTATTATAATAAAATCCTTTTAAAGGCTGCATAATAGCATTTAACTCTTCAGGAGTAATATACTCATCATTATCTATTTTTTTAACAATCAATGCTATATCATCATTCCACATAGCATTATCTTTAAGCTGTCTTTTATACCTTTCCCAGCTTACATAACCCTGAGCATCACCTGTATTAATAGCTAAATAATGACGAGCAATTCTATATACTTCTCGTTCAAGACTACTTTGAGGATTTTCTGCTATAATATTATCCATATTAAATTCTGCATCAGTTCCTTTATAATTCTTTCTTTTTTGTATATCGTCTTTAAGAGTAGTAGCTATTGTTTCTATATCTTGAGAAGGTAATACTAAATCTTTAATAACAATAACACCAAACATAGGATTAGTAAATATACCCGCTTGTTTCATACCAGGAGAATTAGTTTGTTTTGCTCTCTTAGTACTATCTTGTTTATTCTTAAACTCAGCTATATTACCAGCAAACCAATTTTGAGATTCTACTAAAGATATTTTTTGATTACCTAAAAAATCTATAATAAAATGTTCTTTAGTAGCATAAGTAGTTTTAGCTAATGCCCATAATTTAGAAACTTGAGCCATAAATACAGGATTAGCTTGAAGTTGTAACATTTCATCAGTTAAAGTATTTTGTATAACTCCATTAATAGCTTTAATCTCAGCATTACCTATACCTAAATTCTTAATAAAACCCTTACCTGTTCTAGGACTTACATGAGAACGTATTCCTATAATATTATTCAAACCTACAAAACTATTAAACTTAAATATTTCTCCTAACGGATAACCATCTTCGTCTAATATCAACTTCTCTCCATTAGGACCTTGTTTATAATGTACATCTTTTTGTAAAATTCTATAATCTAAATCTTCTTTAATAATAGGTTTACCAAACTCATCTAGTTTTATATTACCTTCAGAATCAAATTCAAATAATAATAACTGAGCTTGATGCATAGCATGTACTTCTTGTTTAACTAAATTTAACAAAGCTTTAGACAAGCCAGAATCTGTTCTTAATATATTAGTAGATACTTCTGTATCTTCTTGTCCTTCTTCTTCTGCTTTCTTTTTTTCGTATATAAATTGTCCTTTATATCTAGGAGCAGTTATATATATAATATTACTCGAATCTGAAGGAATAGGCTGAGGAAATTTAGACCAATTTTCTGCTGCCGTTCTTCCTAAACCATTAATAAATTTGGCTAAATTTAAGTAATACCAATCCGCATCTTCCATATTAGTATACTTAATACCTTTATTATTATCAGTATTTTTTAATCCATCTTCATAAGAATAATCAAATAATTCAAAAAACTCATCATTTAGTATAGGAGTTCCATCATCCATTCTCATAATAGAACCATCTTCATTATACCGAACCATTAGTTTAAGCCAATTAGAATGCTTCATACTAGGCATATCCAATAATATATCTATATCATCTGCTAAAGCAAATCGCTCACTAGGATTATCAGATTTCCATCTAGCAAAAAAATCAGACATAAAATTAGAATCACTAACAGTATATTGAGTTTTATTCTCTACATTTAAACTAGTATTTTGTATAATATCATATTTAAAAAATCTAACAGCTTGAGCAAGAGCTCTTAGAGATCCTACTTGATCAAATACAACATCTTTTTTTGCTAAATTATCTGCTGCCCAAGCTAATGGCGATAAGAAAACATTTTGTAAAATACCTCCAACTGTTTTATGCCTTATTAAAAATACAGGATTAGAAAGAGCGTTAAAAATAGCTTCTGACATTTTATTTGTTGTACCCTCCATAAGATTTATACCTAATTTTTCAAAAGTTTTAGATATATCTTGAGATAATTTTTTGAGTCCTGCATCGTCTAATTGATTAGCGATATATATCTGACTAGCTATTTTCTTTATATCATTAGCTAAAGCCTTAACATCTACTTCTTTATTTCTATGCTTAGTTAATATATTAGAAATCCATTTAGTTGTTAATATAACTTTAGTATCATTATTATTTGCTCTAGAAGGTTTATGTACTGTTGTTTTTCCACGTTCAGATACTAAATCTACATCCATAGTAGGAGTTTGTTTAGCAAACGTAACAGTAAATTTAGCTAATAATATTTTCTTCTTTTCTTTTATTACTTGTTTTTCTGTGGTACTTAATTCTTGCTCTCTAGGAGTTAAGTATCCTGGATCTATTTGATTTTTAAGTTTTAATAAACTTACATCAAATTTAGAGAGTTCTTCTAGTCTTAATAATAATTGTTCTCCATTCTGTATACCAGCTAAGTTAGCAGCTAAATAAGGATATACTTTATCAAAATCTAAAAAATTAGTTAAACCTAAGAAATCATCTTTTTCAGTTATATATTGTACAGTTCCATCTTTATTAATAACTATATCTTCAATTGATTGAGTCATTCTAACAACAGATCTAACTTCACCTGTTGCTCTTGTTTTCTGATCTGTACCCATTGTAGTTCCATCATCCCAATTTCTTTTAATTTCTGCAAGATCATCAGAATTCATTCCTTCTAACTCATCGTTTAATATAGCATCTTCTAATCCTTGAACTAAAGAATTAGAAGTAACTTGATAATCTCTTGCAACAATACCTATAGTTTTATTCCATAAATCAGAATCGCTTTTATTTAAAGCTTGTATTGTTCTAAGTAAGTTTCTTTGATGTGTAACATTATCTACTATTTTAGATCTAGCAGATAATAACGATATAACTCCTGCTTTAATATCATCTAAAGCAGGCTGCTTAACTCTTTCGCCAGTTCGATTTGCTTCTGCAACAGCTTTAGCATTCATTTTTTGCTTAACCATATAATATAAAGCAGGTAATTTATTTAGTAAAGCTCTCTCTTCAGCATCTGTAAACCCTTCTGAAGGAATATTATTATCAGGTACTCGCTCTCCTTCCACATCTCTATTCATTACTACTTTTTTAGCATGATTTACAGCAGCTTCATCAGGCTTATATGTAAATTTAGCTGTCTTTATATCATAGAATAATCTATCTATAGCAGATCCTATACCTAATAAATTTTTAAAATACTGTAATAAATCTTTAAAGAACTGCTTAATCCTTCCAGTCCAACTTGTGTCTTCTACACCAGTTTGCATATAAGTCATAAACTCATCAGCAAGTTTTTCCTCTAATACAATCTCTGAAGCTTTTATTCCTATACTAATTTCATCAAGTTCTTTATTTTTTACAAGCTGTTCGAATTCATTTAAAAGATTTAATTCAGATTCTAAGTTAGCACTACGATCATATATATTATTTAGCTCTTTATTTAATTGATCTTTCGCCTCAGCCATAAATTCCAATAATCCCTCAGATCCAGTTATTTCCTTGGCCATATTAATAAAATAATTCCATTCGCTACTATAATCTGATAGTCTTTCTGCAATTTTCATAATAGCCTCCTTAGTTCTATCAACCAATGGTATTCCTAATAATAAATCCGAATAGAGTTTATCAAGCTGTATTGCATTTTGATCCATCCTAGCTATTGCATCTTCTGTATCTTTCTTTTTGGCAGCATATTCTTTTTTATTCATAAACAAGAAAATACCAGTATTTTCATCTATATTTCCTGGAGTTGTATATACATCAGGAGGTATAACTCTCTTAGTTATAAGTTTCTTAAGAGTATTCGCATCATACCCAGGTAATTTCTCTCTAAGTAAAGCGAATAAAGCTTTATTTCTTAAAGCTGAATTAGTACTAAGATCCATATATTCTATACCATATCTTTCTTTAGCTTCTTTTAATAACTCCTGTCTTTGTACAGGATTTAAATACATATGAAATACAGCATGGAATGCTTCATGATATGCAGTACCCTCTTTAGCTATATTAGATAAAGATACAGCAGCATTATGAAATCTCCCAAATGCAGTAGGACCTTCTTTAATTAATCCATCAACTACACTAAAAGGTACGTGAGGAAGATTCTTTTTAAACCACTTCTCGGCTCTATCTACATCTTCTTTATCATATCCTTCTGTAATATCTCTCTCTGTTACTGCGCGATCAAGATTATCATTTAATTCGTCTAAATCTCTCCGAGATAATTTATCAAAAGCATCATCAAAAGGATCTATATTCATACCTTTAATATCCTCTTTATTTAAAAACTGTTCTCCTAAACTTTCTTTCAATCCTTCAGATACATCTTTTGCCGTTACATCTGGTGGAGCTTCTTCTTCTTCAGCTAATCTCTCCATCGCTTTTCGTTGAATCTCTTGAGCTCCAGGACCTCCTGGAAGTTCCTCATCTACTTTTCCTCTACCAGGACCTGAAGGTGATATACCTGCTAAAAATTTAAAATTAGACATTCTAACTCTTGTGTCTACAAAATGGCTAATAACATTATTCTTTTCATTAATAACAGCTCCTACATCGGTTCTTAATACAGGTAACCCATCATCAGTTTGTTCTTGAGTTAGGTAATCATAATAACTATCATACTCTTGTCCAGTATTTTCAAGTATTGGAGATTTAAGATTAGCAGTTAATGGAGATTTATATTTACCTTTCTTAGTAAAATTCTTTTTATTTACTTGACGTTTTAAATTAGTAAGAGCTGCTAAAGTTAATGTTTTAATATCTGCCATACTTTTAGCACCATAAACAAAATTTCCTTTAACTTTATCTACTTTACCAGAAGCTTCATCAGCTGTAAGAATCCTTAAATTAAATCCTCCTTTTACAGGAGCGCCTTTCATATTACCTTGTCCTTTTTCTCTAAAATATAATTGTAATACATTACCATCAGGCATAGGTATCTCAATCTTTTCATTATGGATTTTAATACCCATTGTAGAACCAGTAAGAGTTATCTCATTTATAAGATCTTTAAGATCTTTTATTTCTTTATTTCTAAGATCATTTATATACTTACCATCAGCTCTTTTATTCATACGATTAGCTAATTCAAGTAAAGCCTCCCATACAAACTCAGCATGTCTTGCATCTACATTAGCCGTAGAAAGAGGTACTGCCATTGGTGGACCGCCTGTATCATCTTGAACTAATGTATAAATAACACCAGGTCCAAACATAGGAGCTGATATTCCAGAACCAACAAATACAGGAACTGCATTTCCATCAGCATCATATATAGGTTCTAATTGGCGTACAGTCTCTTTTTGATTCATATAAAGACTTATCTTCTTACCAAAAGCTTGATTTATACCTCTAAATTGTTTTGCTCCTTCTACTTCATTGGTTATAAGTTGGCCTCTCAATTTATCAGTAACTTCCATTTCACCTACTCTATCTCCTTCCTTAATAACACCATCAGTCCATAGCTGATCAAGAGATTCACGTATACTCTTAATAGTTGCAATCTCTGTTTCTATACTTTTAACTCTCCTTGCATGATATTCTTTTTCCTCTTTATTTTCTGCTGTTTTTAATGCGTTTTTAGCTTTTTTAAGAAGAGCTTCTTTACCTCTAACTGAATTAAGGTAGCCTATAACATTACCTTTACTATCACGTAATTCAATATCATTTTTATTAACTGCTATTACTTGTAGTTTATCGCCTACTTTAAGATCCATAATAGCTTTTAATGCTTTAACTATAGCATCACTTACTTGAACAACTCCTTTAGTAGAAAGATCTCTATTATAAATTAAACTTCCTATAAAAGTAAATATCTCAGTTTCTCCGATAGATATAGGATCTGGAAATTCAATAGGATTATTTTCAGTTTCTGAGATTACTTCTACAGTTTCGTCTTGTGTTTGTTGTTCTGTATTATCTTCAGTAATACTATCTTCAACAGTAGGATTCATATCATCAATATCCTTATCAGTTTGATTAGGTAATAATCCTTGTCTTTCTAATCTTTCTAGTTTTTCTGCTTCAGTTTCATTAGGATTAGGAGGATCAGCTTGATCACCTTTAGTCTCTTTCTTAGAACGTTTTACTTCATTTTTCTTTTCTCCTGACCCTATTCTATCTTCTAATTCTTTAATTTTTTTAGACAGAATATCAGCAGGCTCTTCCATTCCTTTATCTCTAAATCCTTTTTCAGTTTCCTTTAATTTCTCAATAGCTTCTCTAATTTCTACAGCAGAAGAATTATCAGTAAGTCCTAAAGAACTATCCTTAATAGCTTCTTCAGCTAATTTAACTTGTAGTTCTTTTGATCTTTCTGCTTGTTCTTTTATTTCTTTTTCTGCTCTTTCTGCTTCTTTTTTAGTTTTTAAACTAGCTATATCACCTGATATAACATCTTCAGCAATATCATATCCTTCTATAGCTGCTTGATTATCTATAATACGTTCATCTACACCCTGAACAGATGGTAATTTTTCTCCAGATTCTTTAACCTGAGAATCAATTTCATTTAATTTACTATCTATATTTTCTATAATCTTTTTATATCTATTAATAGCCTCTGTTTTAGCCTCTTCAGATTTAAACTTTAACCCATCTGCTCTAGCCATTTCAATCATCATTTGTGCTTTAGATAATTGTAATGCTGCTTTTCTAACAGCTAAGTCCATATTTCCTTCAGACTTAGTATATGTAGTATCTTTAAGTTTAAGTTCTGTATTTCTTTCTTCTAGTTTTTGTTTAGTCTTATTTATTTTACTTTTTTGTAAATCTAAATCTACACTTTTATTTATAAGTAAATTTTTAGCAGCGCCAGTTGCAGAAGACATAATAAATCTAGACACATGTTTCTTATAAACATCTTCAGCTTCTAATACATCTTCTTTAATATCATCTATAAACTGATCAATTCCTTCTTTTTCAACAACTCCAGATTCTATCAAACTTTCTTGAAATTTAGTATCCTCTAATTGTTCTAATAGTAAATCTATATTACCTGTTACTGCAGCATTTAATCCTAAATTATATGCCATATCTCTTTTAACTTCAGCTATAAGATCTTGTCGTTGTTCTTCTGTAATATTTTGAAAATTATATTCACCTGTTATATCTGTATAACTAGGATCAGCATTTTGTATAGCTCTAAGTTTATTAGTAGCTTGTGTAATAAATGCTTTTCTTTGTTGTATCTCTGCTATCTTTCCAGGAACACTATGAGGACCATTCTTATTAGAACCTGTCCATCTTTGAGTTAATCCAATACCTCCTTCAAAAGCTATACCTCCAAGTACTCCCCAAAATGCAGATTCCCATAAATGACCATCTTTTATATACTCACCAAATCTAGAACTAAATTTAGAATTTTCTAATCCTAAAATCTTTTCAGCTTTATAGGTACCTTCTTCACCTCCAATAAAGTTAATACCTTCTTCAATACCCTCTGTTAATTGCCTACCTGTTGCAGAAACAACTGGATTTAACGTACTCTTAGACCAAGACCAAGCTCTAGATAATCTTCCTGGATCTGGTTTACCTAATGCAGTTCTTTGGGCCTTAGCTACTTTACTAGCAGTTCCAAAAGTATTTCTAGTTCCTACTTTAAATCCTCTAAACATAGGAGCTATTTGTAATGCATCAAATACAATATTAATAGAATTAACTCTATAAGATCTCCAACCTGCCTTAGCTGCAATATAATCAGCTGCTAGCTTTTTAGAATTAGGATCATCAGGATCAGCTCCAGTAAAATTAATAAAATCTTTTCCATGCTCAGAATTTATAAAATCTTCATAATTTCCTGGCTTATTAAATTGATCTAAAGCTAATTTTCTAGCATCGTTTGCTACTTGAAAACTCTCACGCATATTCTCACCATGCCTCATAGTTCCAGCCCCAATTGCAAGTTTACTAAAATACTTAGTAGTATCTCCTATTTTATCAGCTACTTTTATTGCTTTACCTAACCATCCTACTCCTCTAACTACAGCCATACCTGGAATCATTAAAGATAAAGTAGATGCTATAGAAACTCCATTACCCATCCACCAACCAAAATCATCCATCTGCCAAGATTTATTAGGAGCAACTTGATATATAGGCATTTTCTCTTTAGTCCACTCATTAAGATCATTACCAAGACTCATTAAAACATTATCAAAATCTGCACTTTTACCTTGAGCTGAATCTATAATAAAACTAGGAAGTTCTGCAAGAGCACCGAATCCCATAACAGCTCCTCCAACTACTTCTCCAAGAAGAGCTTGTCCAACAAAATTACCTAACTGTTTATACCATCGTTGATTATTAGCACGTATTCTATCAATAGTTTCTTGACCTTGATGTAGTCTTACTTCAGGAACTAATTTATAATCTTTTAAATCAATTCCAGGCGCTTTAATAGGTTTTAATAAACTAGAAGATCTAGTTTTAGATTTATTTCTTAAACCTGCATAATCTAAAGTAGTCTTTACTGGAGATGGATCTATTATATTACTAGTCTTATTAGTAATACTAGTTCCCGTAGGTAAATTAGTAACAGGATTAATCTTATTAATAGCTTTATTAGCTAGATCTGAATAATTTAGCTGTTTTTTAGACATAGAAATTACTTATTATACTGAATATGAATATGATTACCTTCTCCGTGTACTAAAAATGAAATACCCTCATTTTGTAAACGAGCTTTATTTGCTTCTAAATAACTTTCTAATTCAGCACTATACTGAATATCTAAAGCTTTACCTTCCATATGTTTACTATTTTCAGAAACATGTTCATCTGTACTTGCTAAAATTTGATTATATAGAGGAGTTCTAAAAGCTCCAGTTAATGTCTCACCGCTTAACTGGGATCCTAATCCACTTGTATCTATAGCTGTTTTTAAATCTCTTGAGATATACGGTGCATAAGCTTGGCTATCTACCTTCATATTTAAACTATCAGCATCAAAAGCATTTATTAATCCTAATCCATTAGCTGCAGATCTGGCTTCTATTTTATAAGTATTAGCTGCAGTTTCATTTGTAAATATTCCTCCTTGTCCCACACTTCCTACCCAACTAGGATACTCATTTGTATAAGGATTAAAATCTTGAGTTCCACTTGCAGCTTTATGAATCTCTTCATACATATTAGTAGCATCATCTAAAGAATAAAATATCATATCACTTCCATTACTATCTTTAATAACATCTCCATCTTGGGATCCTCCATGATGGTATAATCTAAATTCAGGAGCTTGAGTATTAAGATTTAATGTTCTATCTACTCTAACATAATCATCTTGATCTATATTAGCAACAACAGATTGAGTAGCCCCAGATTGATCAGGTTCATGATAGTCAAACCAAGATAATGATTGTCTAAATGAATGACCAAATAATCTATTAGCCATTTCTCTTCCTTCTACAGATCCTGTTCTAGATAATCCATCAGCTAAAGTTCTCATTATACTACTATTACCTCCTATATAAGGATTCATAGCTACCAAATAAGATTTATCAAATAAAGGCATACCTTGAGCATTATATACTATATTATCATTCTCATCTAGTTTAGGCATATATCCTTTTAACCAATAACCTCCTTCTCCACTAACATCGTTTAAAACTCCTGTTATAACTAAATTTGCTGGATTATCAGGATAATCTAATACTTTATTTTCACCTACATCAAATACTACAAAATTTTGAGGATCTGTTTGATAACTAGATGATATTAGTTTAGATAAAGAAGATTGCTCTCCTTCATGTCCTTCTTCTTGACTAACAGCAAATGTAGTTGCTGCATATTCTATAGGATCAGCTAATTGCATAGAATTTAAATCTATCTCAGTTTGGTTATCGACAAACTTCTTCATCCAGTAATCGTTATTCATCAAATTAAGAACATGATCTGATGTAAATAGTCCTTCAGATCCAGCTTCTTTTGAAAATATATTTTCAAAATTATCTCCATTAAAACCACGAGAATGAAAAAACTTCTTTCTAGCTCTATCAAAAGCTGGTTTGTGAATAGCGCCAGAATATTGACCAAAGATTCTATCCATCTCTTGCATAATATAATTACTATCATTAGCCCTCTCACCATCATCAGTAAGTATTTTATATATTCTAGGATTACTCTCTTTTATAGAATTAGTAAAATCTTGCCACATTTCTCCATCATTACTATAACCATTTATCTGTTTAAACTTAGTAAGTGCCTCTATATATTCTCCTCTTGTAGGAGTATTATCATTGTACATAGTCTCGTCTCCCTTCTCTTCTATAAATCTATTTTTGGCAGATTCTAAATCTTGATATACAGGACCATACTGAGATTCAAACTGATTTTTAGCTAATGTAACTAATCCTTTTCTAGCTCTAAGTTCTCCTATACGTGTAGCAATAGATTCATTTCCAGGATCAGCAATTAGCTCCTCTCCCATTTTCTGTATTTCTATATCTAATTGAGTTATTTGACTATCTAAATTTTCAGCATATTCTTCAAGTTGATCTGTATTTTCGAATGTATGACCTCCTATAGGACCTGTAACTAATGGTAACATAGACTCACTAACAAAGACATTAGAATATATCTCATCTTTATTATTTCCAAACTTATACCAAGATTCTGGCAGATTAGATATTTGAGAAGATATTTGTTCATAGCCAGCTTGAGATACATAAGGTAATGCAGCATTAGCATATGTGTTTTTAGTCATGGCTTCAACTAATGCTTGTTTATCAGACATAGCAAGTATATCCTCTTCATCATAGAAATTCTTCAAAGATTCTCTAGCTTGTTTAACTTTATCTTGTCCTTCAGGTGTAGCTATATCATCATCAGTAATTCCATACATATCAAATGCTATCGACTCATTTACATACTGAGATGCCATATCATTAGATTCTAAATGAGCCATTACTGCAGTTAATATCTCATCTTCACTAGCTATTTCTTTAGTATCTACTCGTCTAAATATAGCATCTCCATTTTGTGCTTGTTCTAAATAAATATTACCTACTACTTGATCAGGCTTCCATTTATCAACAAAATCTTGAGCAGCGCTTTGTAAATCAAAATAAGGCACAGGACTATAAGGACTAAATGTAGCTCCTGCTTCAGAACCTCCAGCAGAATAAAATTTATTCAGTTGTATCATAAGAGCAGCATCTGCTTGCTTTTGTGTTATTCTTTGTCCCTTTTTACCAGACTTAACTCGTTTATCATTGGCTTCTTTCATTGCTTTATAAGCAGCTGCATTATTAGCTATCTTACCAAACATACCACTAGTCATATCTTTCTTTAGAGTTCTAGATACATTACGTATAAGTGAATCTGCTCTACTAAAATCTCCTCCTACTTGTTCAGTTATTTGATTTACATAAGAATCATATTCTGCTTTCTTTCTAGCAGCTAAATCTTCTTCACCAGGTATAGAACTTAGAGTTAACCATGATTCTTCTAACGCATCTAATTCTTTTACATTATCATCATAGTTTTTTTGTCTATACTGTAATGCAGTAAAAAGTTCCTGAAATGGAACTTTATACTTATAATCTATAATCGGTACTGTTGTTGGTTTATATCCTGCTCCCATTTTGCAAATATATTAAATTAAATTACCATTTCAGGTTCATTCTACGTTTTCTTTTTCTAATTCGGCCTCCTTTTTTACGTACTTCTGGAATAGCGCCTTGTTCAAAAACAGTCATATTATTCCATTCTTCATCTGTTACATCTGTTACATCGCCAATTTCTACCCAATCACCTCCTCTTTTATAATAAGTTTTATTTGCTATAGTAGCTACATTATGTGCATATTCTTCTGGAATATCAGTTAAAGCCCCAAAAGATCCTATATCCTGGGCTTCTATAATATTTTCTTCTGTTTGCTGAACTTCATTTTCAGCCACATTTGTAGGTACTACTGCTGCTGCTTCTTCTTCACTTACTACTTCTTTGTTATTATTATTATTAGTTTTCTTAACTAAAGGTGTATAAGTACCAGTTGCAGGATCATATATAAGTTGTTCACCATCAGGCCCTACTACGACTTTAAAGTTTCCAGTTTGTAATGCTTGTAAAGCTGTTTGATTTAATCTATTAAGATTCATATCTTGTCCTACCTTTTGTAGTCCTGTAGATATTCCTGCAGCACTTTCAGATAATGCAGAGAAATAAGCATCTCTATTCGCTTGTTCTATTTGTCTTGCTTGTGCTTCACCTGCTCTTTCTAATTGACTTCCTTGTCCAATCATTTGAGCTAATTGACTTTTTTGCCCTTCTATAGTTTGATCATATCCTAAATTAGATTGTCTTACTGCTTTATCAATTGCACGTTCTCTTTGTAATTCTCTAACTCTACGTTGTTGATAGCTCATTGCAGTGTCAGGTGTTCTACCAAATCTTGTACGAACATCTGCTGCGGCTTGTCCTTTAAGTCCTTCTAGTCTGCCTATATCTCTTTTTCTCATATTAACAGCTTCATCCATCACTCCTTCATAGACGTTCTTCATAGGTAAATCAGCATCTCTACTAGCTTTTGCTATAGCTAAATTAGCAAGATTCCCCGCTAAAACTCCTGTTAATCCTATTTTATCTCCTTTAGTTCCTTTTTTTATTTCTTCAAATAAACTTGATTTATCATTACCTCCTTTCTTTCCTTTCTTTCCTTTCTTAAGATTCTTTCCTCTAATTAATCCACTAGAAATAAATGTATTATATAAATCATCATCTACATAATTACTATAGCTAGCAGCAGTTTCTTTTTCATTCTCTCCTTCAGATTTACTAGTAATAGTATCTGGAGTTAATCCACTTTCATATAAAAATTTCTGAAACTTTCTAGCTTGCGTTCTAGATAAATTTGGAAATTTCTTTCTTAATTCTTTACGAACTCTCTTTGCTTGACTATTAGATGTTTGAAGTTCATATCCTGTATATTCTGCAGGAGTAGAAGATAGTCTAATTAAATGAGGTTTATTTGGATTTCTATATGCGGCACTAGCCAACTCATCTATTAATTCAGATGGATATGTACCATCTGGTTTAGGCTTAATTTGAGACTGCCAATCAAAATCTAATAAAGTTGAAGGCACATCCCCTGCAAATTTAGACTCTAAAGCAGAACGCCAAGGATCAGCTACTACATCTCCATTATCATAAACATTTCCTCCTCTTTTAGCCATTGAAAAAAGATCTGTTGTCTCGTCATCCAATACATCATCAGTTGGATCAGTAGAAGGTATTAAAGAACTTATATTTTCATACATACCATAACCTTGATCAATAGTTCTAGCTAACTCTTCATTACCAGCAGCCTTTGAAAATTGTTGTGCAGTACCTACACCTGACTCTATACCTCCTTTTATATCACCTTGCATAAAATCAGAAACAGTATGTACACCAGACTCTCCTGTTCTTAACCAATTTTCAAGATCAGTATTCTCACCATCCTTTGTAGCTAATGCTGTTATATCAGCACCCATACCAACTACATCTTCAGCTCCTGCAACTAGAGCAGTTGGGTCTAATGTAACAACACCTTGTACAATATTACCTGTTGCTCCAACACCTTCTTCAATTACATTACCAATTTTAGTATCTCCAAAGATTTTATCATCTACCCATTTTACTCCTTTCTCTAACCAATCTCCTATATTTTTACCACCTCCAGTACCTACTTCAGCATCTTCAACTTCTTCTTTTTCTTCTCCTTCGATAATTTGTTCTTCTTCATTAATTATTGGATTACCTTGTTCATCTACTGAAATATTTTTTTCGCCTCCAAAAGATGTAGAGTATATATCTTTACCTTCTGTTATATAAGAATCTAAACTTGATTTATATTGATCTGTTGTTCCTTTAATAGACGATTTTATATTTGAAAAAATACCAGACTTATCATCGCCTTCAACAATATCTCCTACTGCATAAGTCGGATCGTAATATGTATCCATTAAATAACTTTTCTGTAAATCAGATACAGTTTTAGTTTTACCCCCTTTCCGATAAGATAAAGAACCATCTTTTCTCTCTGTTATATTTCTACCAGTTTGGGTAATCTCTATAATTTCAGCTAAGTCTTCTATTTCAGAATTTATTCTTTCATCATGAATTGTAGCCTTAAGATTATCTTCTTCTACCTCTAATTTAGTTAAATTACGTTCAGCTGTATTCTTATTAAATAAGTCATAAGGAACATCTTTTATATTTTTTCTTTTAGTAATTCCCATATTAAGCAAATTGTTCTAGTATATCTTGATTTTCTTTTCTATTTATAACTATATTTTTCATTTTATCAGAATATTTTCTAGGAGTTATAAACGCACCTATTTGTTCTATTTCATTATCACCTCCATTAGGCATACCTGATCTAGTATCAGAATGAAGTTTTCCTCCATACACAAAATAATTACCAGGATCTCCTTGATTTAAACCAGGTAATTGTCTTTCTACAATTTCTCCCCTCTCTCTATTAATTAATGTTAGTTCATCGGGGTGTAAACCTTCGAGAGAAGGATCAATATCCTTATTTACACCCACAGCCTTTCCCACAACATCTCCTGCTCTATAACCTGGAACTTTAGTTCCGTACATACCTGAATAAAGATTGTCAGGAATTTTAGGAGCTCTAGGTCCATAATACATTTGTTGTTTAGCCTGTCGTTGTGCTGTCTCTAATCTATCTCCATATGCATAACTAGGTCCTCCTTGCATCATCATCATTTCCTCTCTAGTAGGTTGATCCTCATGAATTTTATAATCTCCATATCGAGTTTGCCAAAGTTCTTTTTCTTCTGGAGACATCATATCAAATTGCGGTTGTGTTGGTTTAGGACCTCCTGCACCTATTCTTATATTAGTTATTAAGGCTTTCAATTCGTCTGTAGGCATTTGTTGCCAATTAGCTATACCTAAATCTGATAAATTAATTAACTCACCCCTAGTAGTAATTGCAGTTCCTTGTTCAATATGTTTTTGCATATCTTCTTCAGAGAATCCAGTTTTTGTAGGATCGTATGGCATAACCTTATCACCTTTATTATACATAGATCTTACTCTAGTTCCTCTTCTCATAGATCCCAACTCAGGATACATAGTTGTCGTTGTATCAGTCGGCATTCCCATTAAACTTTCTAATGTTGGTGGGGTGGGTGGTGGAGTTACAATATTCTGTGTACTCCCCTGTTGACCAGAAATAATCTGTTCATACTTTGGTCCATATAACATTCGTATCTGCTCATCAGGAGAATCCGTATATCCAACTGGTATCTGTACTCCTGCAGATCTATATTTATCATACAATGATTGAGATCGCGGCCCTTGCATCATTTGTTGTGGCTCTTGTGGGGTAAGTACATGAGGATGAGTATGTTGTGGTATACCAGCTCCTTCATCATAAGAACGCATTCTACCAGGTACATGAGTTCCTCCACGTCCTGTAAATAATCCTAGCCCCGCTACATTAGCCCAAGCCTTACCTGATTCTCCTTCTTTAAAATTCTTATAAGCAGCTTCAGCTGGATTAGTAACACCTGCCTCTATATGTTCTCCAAATTCTTCATCTACACTATATGCAGCACTTTCAATTCCTTCTCCAAGAGCTGCAAATTGACCAACAACAGGAACGTTACTAGCAATATCTTTAATCTGCTGAGTATTCTGTTCCATAAGTAATCTACATTCTTCATCAGATAATCCAAAACATGGATCTCCTTTTCCGATATTACCTCTATAAGTTGAATAATCTGTCATTTCATCAACATCAAAATTTTGTTGAACTATTTCCCCTGTATCATAAGAAGGTTTATTATATTTCTGATTATATAAATTACGTGCAATATTTCTATAATCAGGCTTCTTTTTATTTTTTCTTTTCATAATTATGATTTTATAATATTATCTAATAGACTTTGTAGAGCCTGATTGTAAATAATTAAATGTTAGACGTGGAACAGAACTTCCACTTCCTGCTAAGTTACTAAAAAATAACCGAATACCCAAATATTTATCCCTAAATCTTTGAGATTCATTCCAATTTCTTGTACCTGCAAAAGCTATAGGATTAGGAACTTTATCAATATAATAATTAAAATTAGGATCATTTAATATATCTACTAAAGCAGATGAAAAAATAGGTGTATTTCTATCAACTACCTCATCTCTAAATCCATTAAAACTCCAGGTTCTTTCTTTTTTATCTAATATTATTGTACCTGGAGGAGTAGATATAGAACTTAACATATTAGTAGGATTAGCTATTTTATTAGTAAATGTTAGTAAGTTAGTAGCCTGATAATCATTATATAACATGACTTGATCAAATGTTATAGATCTCCGATCTATCCATTGCTTTGTTGCAACATTATATTCTTTTACTTTAGTATATAAATGATAATTATCATATATTTCAGTCATTAAAGGACTAGTTACAGATATAACATCTACTATAAATGGATATGTAGGTCCATAATACATTTGATAATTATCTTTTATACTTCTTAATCCATGTTTATATCCTTGTTGATAAGCGCCAGTATAACCAGTTCCAGGACCTGAGAAAGGATCATAATGATTGATACCTGATATAAATGTATCTTTACCTGCTATATAATAATTAGGTAAATAAGAATGAAATGATGTCCAAGAATCAGTTAATATAGAATAACTAATTGTAAATGATACTTCATCAAAAAATTCTGTTTCCCAATTAGGTTGGATCCAACCACCCCAATTAGTTGAACTATCAGGAGTAGCATTCTTAGACCACATACCTAAAGGAGCCCACTCTGGAGCATAATTAATATTAGGATCTGTATCTTCGTTTATCCATTGCACACCTGCTTTAGGTATATAATCTTTTTTAGTAACTATATATCTTTGATTATTAGCATCATAAGATGTAATATAACCTACACCTATAGGATTAGCGGGATTATCTAAATGAGGAAATTCATATCCATATATATTTTTAAACCATTCTTTTAATTGTAAACTTCCATTTTCTTCAAACCAATTATACATTCCTATCTTAGATATCTCGGTTACTTTATCTGCTAATAAAAATACTTTAGCATCTAAAGCGTCTACAAATAAAGCCCCTTTATCTGTAGTTAAAGTAGCCCATTGAGATTGACAACCAGCAAATCCAGTAGAAGATTCTACTAATTCTCTAGGAGGTTGAGATAAAAATTCTCCCGTACCTAATTCAACATCTTCTCCACCTTGAGTCTGTAATGTTTGTTGAGAGGTAAATAATTTCCATAATCCTTCTTCAGTTTGGCAATATAGTATATTATTCATTACGAATAAATTCCAAACATCTCCTCTATGTCCAGGTACATCTTTATAATTTTCAGATCTAAATACTCTATAATGATCTGCCGCTTCTTCTTGAAAAGATTGTTGAGAATATACTAATCTATGTGGAAACTTAGTATAACAATCAGAACAATAATCAAAACCTAAAGGAATAGCAAAATACTTTTGTTCATTATTTGTCTTACTATAGTCTCTATTATAATTATATTGCTCACACATTACAGGATAGGTTCCTGGAAATCCATATACACTCTTATGATCAATACCATCCCACCCTAATTGTTCTTTAATACCAGGAGTATCAGCAGTAATATTTCTAATTCCTTCTTTATCATGCCAATTATTATTTATATTAGAAGCATTTCCGCCTTCAAAGTTATAAGGATACCACCGCCCTTCAGTAGAATTTTCTCCATTTCTTAAATCTGTATTTATATCAGTCTCTACCCAAAAATATGGAGTTTGTCTAGTTACTAAATATGCTACTTGTGAAGCTCTTTGACTTTGTCCGAATATATTTCTACCACTTCCGCCACATTTTTTAGTATGTACATGTTTTCTAAAAGCTAATCTACTTATAAAAGAATCTCCATTAGTATCAATTATCGTTCTAGGAAGTGTATCATTAACTCTAGTTATATTATTAGACGAAGGTATATAAGTAGCAGCTAATATATTCCCATATTGAGCAGGATTATTTTGTTTTAATGCTACATAATGACATGTACTATAAACATTATTAGAATTCATATTATTAGTAATATTAGCAGCATTAGTAGGATTATGATCTGAACCGCTACATTCTCCCACATTACTATTATCATCTCTAATAGGATTAAAACCTGTATTAAATCCTGGTATAGGCATACCAAAACCCTGATTAGCACTATCGTTCCAATTAGTACTTCCGTTTAATTCTATAACAAACGCATCGCCTTGTTTACAATTATCAAAATCAGTAATAGATGTTCCTTGACCAAAATCACTTAAACCACCTTCTACCCTTTCTTGACATTGTACTTTGAAGAAATTAAGTACACTCCTATTAGCTAAAGGAAAATTATGATTAGGCCAAGTAAAATGACCACCATATACATTATTAACTCCATTAGTTATATTATAATAAGGAGCAGTACTTTTAGAATATTTACATACACTAGCTAACCAACTTCCTTCAGGTACTTGTCCGATAGGCCATCCAGGATTAGGATCGCAGCCTGTCATATGATTAGCCTCAAAACAACTTTTTCGAGCTGGTAATAATATACCTTCTAATGTAAGTTCTACTTTTATATGAGAAGGTACAGGTTCGGCATCTAAAAATTTTGTAATAGCCCCATGATAAGATAGATTATTAGTAAATGATCCTCGTAAACGTTGTCTTGTATCTGTTCCAGCAGAACCAGTTCCGCCAAGGTTAATATCCTGCTCGGTATCAGGATCTCCTATAGTTAAAGTATTACTATTATGAAAAGGCCAACTTGCCCAATCATTCCAACCTGAGCTCTGACCGCCATTCCAGCCTGCTCCTCCCCACTCTATATTCGCATAAGGCACACAAGAACTACTTGTAGTTTCACATCTACCACAATCTGTACCATGATCGCAAGAATTTGCGTTTAGATTTTCAGCACCAACTGAATTACACCCTGAAGGTACTAATAACGAAGGTTTAAAACCCCCATCAAAATAATACCAATTAGGCCAACTAGAAAATTCATAAGGATTTCTATCTACTTGTCCTCCTGTATAAGTAGGAGCCCAAGTATCATTAGATCTAAATAACCCAATATGTTTATTATAATGATTTCCTTGAAACCAAAAATGACATGCTACATCACTTTGAGCTCCGCCTATATCAGTTTGATTACAGTATTCGTCAGGAGCACCTCCAACAGTACCTCCGTGAGAATAAGTCCTAGCTTGATAATTATAATATACAATTCCTTTATCTATTATACTTTTATTAAAATCTGTTCTTTCTTGTTTAACAATTTTCCAACCTTGTATTTTACTTACCCATGGATCACCATCAGGAGCATTTCCTGGAGGTGCCATAATATTATTAAATTCAACTCCTAATATAGAAATTTGTTCAGCTTGTCTAAATACAGTACTAGTACCAGAAGCAGCAGTATTTGGAAAAATATTAGGATCCCCACTAGTAGCATTATTTGTACCATAAAAATGAGGCTCTAATGTTGTATCAGGCATTTTATGATGTCTAATAGGTTGACCTGTAAGATCTTCCAATACATTACCAGCGTTATCAAGTATTCTATATATAGGATTACCATCACAATCCCTTAAATCAGGATAAACAAAATCTTCCGATTCCCACCCAGCCATTTCTCCTTTTGTATGAAATGTATCACCACCATTAGTAGTATATGTTGTAGTACGTTTTGCTGTATTATATATTTTCCATCTAGCATATTCAGGTACGTTTGGATTCTGCCATGTTGTCGGATCTTCAGCAGTTATATGATCCATATTATGTATATCTGCAGGATATTTAGCCGTATCCCAATTACCTGTAGTTCCAGCTATAGCATTCCCGCATAATTCTCTATTATGCTGAGCTCCTAAAGCTGCATTATACCACGGAGACATAGGATTATTTGTATCTTGCGCAGGCATAAAATTACCAAAACGATCTTGATTTAACCCTCTTCCAGGTATATGATATGCAGGACTTTCAGAACCGTCTCTAAATACCCAAACAATACCAAAAGAATAAACCTCATCTCTCATATAAGATCTTCCATTAAAATAATAATCTCCTCCTTTAGGTGTCTGAGTTTTACTATCTGCTGGAACTGTATTTGTTATATATTCAGAAGTAATTTTTAAAGCTTCTCTTTGAAATAGAGCATGATCTACAAAACTAGAAGTTACATTTCCAAGTACTAATCTATTATCTATTTGTGCTATAGTTTTAGCTTTATCATAGCCTATTGTAGGAATTAATATTTCATCTAAAGTTATTTCTGTAGCATTATCAGGATCTATTCCTCTAAATCTATAATCTAAACTTGAATTTCCTAATATAGGAATAGAATCTACTAAATAAGCAAATCCATTATTATCTCCAGTACCTTGAGTACTAGGAATAACAGCTACTTCAACCCACGTATAAGAAGTATCTAAATTACTAAATGTATATCTTATAGATTTTGTATTCAAATCACCGCCACTAGCTGTTCCTTCAATATCATTAAACAGAGTTTGAGCATCCTCAGTACTATCTCTATATAAAGGTATAGGATTAGTTATATCAAAAAATCTACTAGGATTTAAATCCTCATCTAAATATCTAATACATATTTGATATACTCCAGGCTGTTGTCTAATACCACCAGAATCATCTGTAGCCACATAATCAATATCAGGTACTTGTACAAGAGGAAACAATCTAAAGTTTCGGCAATCCCATATATCTATTTTCAAAAAATCTTGATTATCTCGATCATAAGCTGCTCCAGCAGCTAGATAATTTTCTAATGAATCTATATTTATTTGTCTAGCTTCATTTAAATTATCTGTAAAATAAATATTTCTTTCACATCCTTTTCTTATTCTATATACAGCTTGTATTTGATAAGCAATATCAAAAGCTAAACAATCAGAAGTTAATAAAATTTTAGTCTCACATGTACTCGTATTAAATTCATACAAACGAGAAAGAGTTGGACCTTGATAACCTGTAGCATTATTTAAAACTGCAAATAATAATACTGTATCATTTCCTATATAAACATTTCCTATTACATTCCACTTACCTCCTGCATCTATAAGATTACCATTTGCATCAATAATATTAGTATTAGATATATTTAAACAAGGAAAGTTACCTTCCTCATTACTTAAATATCCTTGTTGTCCTTCTTCAGTATTATTAACTGCATTTAAAGCAAATCTATAAGTACCATTAGGTTGAGCTTGAGGACTCATATCCTGAACCATACCTTTCATAGGCTGCTCTATATCTACACTCTTTATAGAAGATTGCGGAACAGATTGCTGTTCTTGTTGTTTAGCCATAGACCAATATATATAATTATCCTATTCGTAGAATAACATCCATTCTATTACAATTGATGCGCCACTTTGATTAAGATTTATATCAGAAGCTCCTGACCAAGGAATTAAAGCCCACTCACCTCCATACAATCTACCTATAGTACTAGACGAACCAGCTGTACCTAAAGTAAGATAGATATAATCTGATCTAGTAGTTGATGTATTTTTTATATAAAGTTTAGCTGCTTTATTATCTGTATAATCATCTGCTTCTAAAATCTTAGTTTCTGAAGTAGTACCTGCACTATATCTAGCCAATCCAGTTGCTAATGCTATATCTGTACTAGCTCCAGCTTTGTATAAAGTCTGAGTAACTTCTAAGTCTAGCGCATCAGACAATAAATCAGAACTTACTAATGTTAATTTTGCTGTTGTTGCCATTTAATTTAATTTTATTTATTATTTATTATTTATTTACCTTGTAACGTAAGTCTTTCTCCTCGACTTAAATTACCAAAAAAGCCGTAATAACGTCTTTCTTTATTAAATATCCTTTTACGCATTTCTAAAAGATTCTGCATTTTATCAATAGTATTAGGCATATTCATTTTATTTCTAGCTTGCCGACAATACCATTGCCAATCATCTTCTATTTTCATAAAGATTTGAGGAGGTATTTGTCCTTTAATAAAATCAGAATATTTTAATTTATATATGATATATCTTTTAACTGCTTCTATATAACTAACAGTATCAGGTATCATAGGCCATCCTCGCTCATCTAAAGGTTGTTTTATATATGCCACACATAATTTACCTTTCTTAAAACTAGTTCTAATATAAGGATGATCTATACTATATTCCTCATCACAATTAACTGATACATTAATACAATTTTCACAATGTGCTAATTTACCTCTAGAAAAAGACGAAGAAGCCAATCGCATAGGTTTATAATGCTGATAATAAGCACTAGTATTACTAAATCTATATGTAAGATGATAATCTACTAATTGTTTAGCTTGAGTAACTAAAGCATCTTCTGCTTGAGTAACTGCAGCACACGGATCTACAGTAGCCTCTAAAGAGGAATCACATCCACAAGTAGAACTATTACAAGATGTAGTAGAACCATCAGAACTTTTAATTCTAATAGCACAGCCACATGCATCACCTCCAGTAGTTTTATAAGCAATTTGTACTAATTTATGAAAACCACAAGGAATCTCTGCTCGATAATCAGAAACATCTAAGTAATCTACAGCTTCTTGATATTGAGGATAAGCTCCTATAAATTCTAAAGCTTCTCCAGACCACTCAATTAAATCATTCTCACTTAATTCTTGAGTAGAATCTATACCAGCATCTCTATAAAGACCAGCTATAATTCTTTCTATACTTACTAATTTTACTTCAGCCATTTTAATTAATTAAAAAACTCTATTTTATTTTCTTTTAATAAACCTGCCATTTTTCTTTTAGCTTTTCTTGGGGCTACAAAAGAATAAACAGATTTATTTTTAAAACAAGCATCTTGCTTATGCCACATCCATTTATAATAATATCCATCTGTATGCATATTAAGATGATATATCTTTTTATTATATTTCTTAGTTAAAGCCCAATCTATTCTTTTACCTCCGACTTTACCTTTTATTTTTCTTATTCTTATACTTCCTAATCTTTCTGGAAGTTTAAATTCTAATGTATCTTCTATTATACAATTTACAATATATTGATTATACTTCTCACATATATCTCTATATTGTATATAATCTAGTTCTCCCCCTTCTTTCTTATAGTCTTTAAAACTATCTTTTAAAGTCTTACTCTTTGTCATTAGCTACTTCAGTTGCTTTAGCATTATTTTCATTATCTTCAGGCATTTGTGCAAATATTTGTACAAGTTCTTTTACACATAATTCCATTAATGGTTCTATTAAATACTCTTCTAAAGCTAATGTAGTATCCATAGGATTTGCACATGCATCCGCAGGATCTCCTTCACACGCACAATTTCCGTCTTTATTAAATCTTTCTACTTCATAAGGATTTTCAAAGACACCACTAATAGATACTCGTTGTAATACAGTATTATGAGTTATATACAAATAATCATCTCTTATAAAATAATCAGATTGTTTACTTGTATATTTATTACCTGATTTATATTTCTTCTTAGCCCATGTTGTAGGTGAAAATATAGTAGTACCATCTAAAGAAGATACATTCTCTATTCCAGTTCCTACTTTAGTTTGTATAGCTCTTGGTAACTTACATTTAGATCTAAGTAATTTACAACCTTTTATTTCTACACAATCGCATGTTGCAGGATCAACAGGTTCTACTTGTAAACATTCAAGAACTTGTATATTCCAAGGAGAAAGCTTAGTTCTTTTATCTTGCTGTCTTTTAATTAATAAAGATCTAACAGATCGTATTTTAGAATAAATATGTCTATTAGATAATCTACTATCGTCACTAGCAGCTCCTCTATTATATAATGATTTTACTCTTGATATTACATCTCTTATTAACATACTTCAGCGCATTTATAAATCTTATCTAATTCTTCTATACTAGTTCTAGTTCTAACCATACTTGGTTTAGGTGTTGTAAAAGTCCAAGAATCCCCTGATGTATAATCAACTAATTTAGGAAATTCTATACGTACATTATTATTTAAATGATGTATTCCTTTTATAGCTACAGTTGATTCATTCCATGTTTCTCCATTTGTATCAGACCATTTAAAAGTACAATTAGTTCCTGCTGTATTTGTAGCAAAAGTAAAACCACAAGATTCTACATAATAACTTTTTACGATTACTGGGTAATTATTATCTGCGTCTTCGTTTACAAATTTATCTCCTTTAATTATTACTTTTCCATCAGTTCTACTATGAAACTGATATGCTCCATCATTTTTTTCAGAATTTAATACTAGTATCCTATCATATTCATTCCAAACTGTAGAATCTAACCCATCGCTTTCAAAGTTAGCATCTGTAAAACTACTTTCTCCGTCTGCACTAGTAAAACTGATACCTGTTGAAGTAGAAGTCATACTAGGAAAAACTTTAGGAATATCAATAACTCCCTTACTTTTCAAAGTAATCCTAAAAGTATTACTACTTAAATTACTAACAGTAAATTCTGGAGTATGATCATCGCTATCATTTAATGCATTATATACAGCTGTAGCAACAGTACTTGAATTTGCATTCTCGTCTATAAATACAGAATAACTTCTTCTTATACCATAACTAGAAAAACCGCCTAAAAATTCACCACTAGATGTAGAAAACTGAGATTTTCTATCTGCCCCATTAACATGAATCATAACTAATACAGGACCCGCTATAGTATAAATCCAAAATCCAGTAGCATTTAAACTGCCGCTAGAATCAGCACCACATGTTACAGTTACTACTTGCGCAGCACCTGTTCCATCTATTTCTACTTTATAATCAGCAGTAGAATTTCCTGTATAATGACCTAAAACATCAAATTCTTTTTGATTAGCACTAGTACCTGTATATTTAATAGGTGTAGGACTTGATACTAAATCATAACTATCCGTATCAACTAAAGAAGAATCTACATCTATTAAAGAAATATCAGATATATGATTATCTTCTTTAAATCCTACAACAGATTTTTTTAAAATTCTTTTTTCTGAATAGGAATTATAATATGTATTAACTTCTTTAGTTGCATACTTATATATAATCTTTCCATTTTCGTCTGATTTAGATCTATTATTTATAAGAGTAGCTATTTCTTTAGCTACAAATACTGTATTACTTGTTACAGAATCTACTGTATATATAGCAGTAAGTAAATTTCTCTTATTATATTTATTATAAAAAGTAACTTTATCTCCTTCTTTTAATTCAGAAGTAAACAAACTATCTCCAGCAAGACATGTTATAGTCGCAGCATTTATCCCAATTGATATTATTCTAAACTGACTACCTGTTATCATATCTCCTACAGGTTTTATTTTAACAAATTCACTCACCTTGATCTTCTTTATCTTCTAATTTAGTAGTAAAACTATTTAATATATATTCCTTCATTATCTCATCTCGCTTTTCTTGTTCTGCTTGATGATCTACATCTTGAAGTATCTCTTTGAGATCAGGACGTGAAACTCCTTTAGGTCGTTCTGTAGTAGACATAGTACCTTCAACAATCTTATGCATACTTTCTTTACGACAAAAGCCACACTGATCTATCACGTTACCGTGAATACATTTCGCCATAATTATTATTTTATGTTAACTCACAGAACGCATAACTATAATATGCTGTTCCTGTACTAGCCTTTATTGTTATATCAACAGCCGATCCATCTTCGTGTTGATATGGGAATATTGCCTGTTCTCCTCCTTTAATAGTTATAATATCTGCAGTACCAGAAGTATCTCCATCAATTACGACTATCTCTAAATTAGGGTCTGTACTACTACCATCATTCTTAACATAAATAAGAGCTCTAGACTCAATAGCTATTGTACCTGCATCCGTAGTAGGTAACAAACTTTCAGCTGTAGTTCCCACCTCTCTTTCTCCTATAGCTGAAGAATCTCCATCTATATCTAATGTAGAAGTACGTGAAAAAGATATTGCTTGAGGAAATGCATCATCGCTAGTAATTGCGATTGTATATTTTAATGTTGCCATTTCTTGTTATTTATTTATTAATTATTCATTTCAAATGTAGCATAGTTACAAGTAGTTGTTCCACTAGCTGTTAATAATCTACATTTTGTATTTGCTATTGTACCTGCTGCAAGTGGAAGTATTCCAAACTCGCCAGCATTAATTGTTGCTATATGTGAATAAGTACTTCCATCAGTTGGAGCACTTTGAATCTTAATAGCGTTTGTTGTTCCTGTATTATGTACAAAAACAAATGTTCTCCCAGCAGCCGCTCGGTTAATAATATCTAGTCCTGTAGTACTACAAGTAGCGCTCATTATACCTGATTCACCTCCACCAACAGCTATTGTTTTACTTACTTGCATATTAAGTTGTACAGGTCCAATATCTTTACCTTCAAGCTTTAGAGTCATTGTTATATCATCTGATCCTTTTGCCATTTTAATTTAATTTTAATTCATTAACATTCACCTGGAAGTGACCTTTGTATCCAGTTTCTTTTCCCCAAGCATATGCCTGAGCGGCCCTAGTATTACCAACAAACCCTTTCTCATGATGCCAAGCATCTGTTCCAGATAAGGAAGGTAATATCCTTATTATCGTACCAAACCTCTCATCTATATCTACCCAGTTCATAGATTTGGCTTTATGTAGATGACCTATATGCCACTCAGTATGAGTTGCTTTTGCCCATAACTCTGGTCTTTCTGAAGCCATAATCAAAGGCAGATCAGTTTGCTTCTCGCTAGAACCATGTGTGAGACCAATCAAATTTACTCCATAAGTTGTATACTTTCTTGGTGAAGGATCGTTATTAACTTCCACCTCATCACAGTTATGATACCAAGCATATATAGCATCACCTATGTAAAACATCCGCTCATAATCATGATTACCTGGAACTATTATTACCTCTACAGGCGCTACTAGTCTTAAGTTATCAATAACTTCTACAAGCATCTCTCTACACATTGTAAAAGATCGTTGCCATCTTACATCATCTTGTTGAGGCGTTCCTTTTGTTGTAGCACTTGTCAAACCTTCTGAGTTAAGTAAATCATTTCCTATTGGAAAAATTATCTTATCTATATGAAAGTTCTGAGAATATGCTAATAACTTATCAACTGCTTGAACAAAAATAGACTTAGCTATATTAACATCATATTTATGTCCTACTTCCTTTCCCCAACTTAACTTACCTAAATGTAAATCTGGTAAGTTAACTTCATATGCAACTTTCTCTTTACTTGTAGCTTTAGGGTATTTTACGGGTTTATATTTAGGAGAATGCTTAATAGCTTCCTCTATAAATTCTTCACGTACTTTATCTCTAGCTTCTTTACTTTGATCAAAACTTGCTCTTACAGCATACTTTGTATCTCCATTAAAATCTTGCCAGGTCGAAGCCCTAAAACTTTTAACATCCCAGAAGTCAAGGTTAACACCAATAGTATCAACCAAGTCTTCTAAGGTTGTAATTTCAGATCCAGAGTAGTCGATAAATTGTTTACCGTTTTCATTAACAACCTTTGGAAGGTTCTTATCTGATTGAGGGTCTCTAGAAACTTTTAATCGTCTCCATACTCCTCTTACTCTTTCTCCTGAGATGTGCCCAGCCTTATCTTTAATCTGATAAAGCTCGGCCAACTCATTGTAACTTTTGTCTCTGCCCTTTGTTAGCAGATGTTCTCTTAACTTTTTTACATTATCCATTTGCAGTATTATTGATTAATTATTGCAAAGATAATAAAAAAATTCAGAATTGCAACTATTATACTGCAGCTGCTGCCATTGTTGCTATACTTGATGGTGTACCAGTAGTACTTAATATAGCGCTTACATGCCACACATTATCGGCTGTTGCTATCAAACTTATCTTATTTCCTCTTTGACCTCCAGTAGCAGTATTATCATCTTCTAAATTAAGATGATCATTCACATCACTTAAACTCTCTGCGGCAGATTTTGTTTGCATTGCTATAGTATCATCAGCATCACTTTGAGTAACAAAAACAGTACCATAGAAATAATGACTAGCACTATTTAATACTGCAGTTGTAATAGAAACACCACTACCATGAGTATCTGCTGATAATATAATATCTAATTTATCTCCTTTTTGAGGAGCATATAAAGTAAGTGTTTCAGCATCTGCTTCTGCAGCCCATAAAATAGTACCATAGTTATGTGTTTCACGAACTAATGTTGCAGTACCATCTATACTAAAAATATCCTCTGCGTCTTTACAACAGAATACTTCATGTTCTATTTTTTCAATTCTGCTTATTAGGGAACTTATCCCTGATCTATAAAAGAGGTTAGTGGTTTTTTTGCCACCATTTCCTCCATAAGGGTTTTTATACTTTGACATAATTTATTTATTTATTTAATTAATATTTATTTTAATTCTTAATCACCTGAATCAGTTGCTGTAAAACCACAATTCTTATATGCAATAACTGTTCCAGATCCTAAACTAATTACAGGAAAATACCCATATATAGTACTTCCTGCTGGTATAACTGCATCTCCTAAATCTGATATATTACTACCAGGCATAGAACTTGCATCTAATGCAGCTGCTGTACAAGCAAAAATAGCTACATAATGTCCGCCACTAGGTGCAGTATGATCATCAGTGTCATCAATATACTCCGAACCACAACATCCCATTTGTCGAGCATTCATAGTTTCTATTGCTCTTTCAATTCTTTTAAGGCCATTCTTTCCAGCCGAGCTTGTTTTAAAATCCATAATTTCTATTATTTAGAGTATTGTAAAGATACAAAATTTCTTCTAGATATCCTACTCATACTTAATTATTTTATAATTTATACTTCTATCTTTATATAATATCATAATATTATATATACCTGAATTATATTCTTCTAAATCTATTTTATTTGTTTTACTTTGTTCTATAATTAATTCTCCTAAAGAACTATATACTTTTATATCAACTACTTGAGATAGATTAACAATTCCTCTTGTTGGATTTGGATAAATTATTAATGCTTCTTCTCTTGTTTTTAAATCTACATCTTCAGGCCAACCATCAATACAATAATTATAAGTTAGTTGGCATATATTATCCCAAGCATTCTCACAGCAATAAGGATCTACTTCAATTACCCAGGCATAACAAGGGTCATTGAGCCAATAAGGATTACCCGCACCAGTGACACAATTAGCGCTATATAAGCAAGAACTAGAGTCATTGACATTAGCCGTAGGATCATAGTTGTACGCAGTTCCATCCATACATCCTTCAACAACAGCCACACATGAACCATTATCAGTATTAGCCAATGAATCATAGTTAAGAGCAGTACTATCCATACACCCGTAAATGTAAGGAATACAACTGAAGTCTTCAGTATTAGCGGTTGGGTTGTAATTGAGCATAGATGGATCAGTACAACCGTAAATAAAAGGTATACAAGAATTATTGTCAACATTGGCTAAAGGATTAAAATTAAACATTGTGCTATCTGTACATCCGTATATAGGTAATATACAACTAAAGTCATCTGTATTACAAGAGTCACAATAGTTAAGAGCTATTGGGTTAGTACATCCATATATCACAGGTATACAAGATCCATTATCTACATTTGCATTAGGATCGTAGTTAAAGGCTGTACTATCCATACATCCATAAATCGGTAAAATACAAGAGAAATCATCTGTATTAGCATTAGGATCGTAATTCAAAGCACTTGGATCAGTGCAACCATATATATATGGTATACATGAATTATTATTAGTATTAGCTATTGGGTCATAATTATACATTGTACTATCAGTACAGCCATATATAAATGGAATACAACTACCATTATCTGTATTTGCCAACGGATCATAGTTATACATAGTAGGATCTGTACATCCATATATTATACCTATACATGTTGAATCATCAGTATTCGCTAATGGGTCATAATTAATAGCTGCTGGATTTGTACATCCATATATAAACGGAATACACGAACCGTTATTTGTATTCGCAGTAGAGTCATAATTAAATGCTAAAGCATCAGTACACCCAAAGATTACTGGAATACATGAACTATCTGAAGTATTAGCTGCTGCATTATAGTTATACATAGTATCATCCATACAACCATATATTACTGGAACACAAGAAGCTGAATCCATTGTATTTGCCGATGGATTAAAATTAAACGCTGTAGAATCCATACAACCTATTACAATTGCTACACAAGATCCATCATCTACATTAGCAAGAGAATCATAATTAAAAGCTAGCGTATTAGTACATCCAAATACTTTTGCTATACATATATCTGGCATGTTGGCTGTTGAATCATAATTCAAAGCAGTTGAATCCATACATCCAAATATTCCATCAGTACAATAATCACCACAATAAGGAACTCCATTATATCTATAAGGGAATTGAAGTATTGGATCTGTCCATGCGTTAGTTCCTCCTGATACTGTAGTATCTCCTTCTGGCCCTATTAAATAAAAACCACATTGACTTGCTGTTGTTGATGAGTTACCTGGAGCAAAAAACATTACTTCCACAGGACTCATAGCGCTTAAACTAATAGTAAATGATTGTGAGTATCCATCATTTGGCCCCATTTGGAATGGACCTAATGCTATAGTATCTTGTAATATACCTAGCCAGCTTCCAAACCAGCCATCTTCTGCTTCATCTGTAATCACCAATGTATATTGACATTGTGGTACTAGATGCATTGTATTTGCTAGAGAGTCGTAATCTGGTGATGTTGAATCTATACAGCCAACTATCACTGGTGTAGAACAGCTACTATCATCAACTGTAGCTTGAGGATTATATTCTGTAAATCCTGGCGTTGTACAACCATAAATAATATTAGGCGTACAAGGCGCTACTGTATATATTGTTGATGTATCTGTACCAAAATTAGCATTTCCTGGTAACAATGAGTATATTGTATCTCCACAAAGTGTCTGTACTAATACTGTTCCATCTACACCTCCATAACATGATCCACATAAACCATCTCCAAAAGAATCAAACATAGTAAATTCTATAACAGTTCCATTTGGAATACAAACTTCAGTTACCACTGGAATACCCACTTGAGT